TCACACCAATTTGAGCACAAAAAAGGCACAAAAAAAATGAAATGTGACCGCCGCCGCTGCGTGAATAATTAAGGGTTTAGGTCGGACGTGGCGTGAGTTATTCGCGTAGAAACGTGCGTTGTAATCGGCCTCCGTCCAGCCATGGCCATTAGGATATAAAATAGATGTCCAGGATGCCCATTGCTCGGTTTTGTTGGACGATGGGCGTGAGGTTGCGCCTGCGATGCGTGCCGAGAGGTATGTGCGCGGCGGGGGCATTCTGACTTCCTTTTTTGGCTTTCCCCTTCTTCCCCGCCTCCCCTTGAAAGAGGAGGTTTTTGCCGCGCTTTCATTTTACCCGCTCCCCGCTCCCCGCCTCCCCTTTCTTTATTAAAGGATGTCAAAAAAGGAAGCCAGGATCTTTCAAACGCACTTCAACCTGTCAACCGATCCAGCCTGCCGCCGCTCAAAATTTGATCTGCTAACCAGAATCCTGGCACCATTTGATTTTCTAAAGGCCACAATGTGGTGTTAAAGTATTTTGGGTGTTTCGCAATTTGCAAAATGCAAAAGCTTTCGCTGGCGATTTTATAAGTAATTGTTTTCATTACACGCGAAAGGTTTATAGGTAAAAGCGAAATGTTTATGAAGTTTTGAAACAGGCCTTAACTTCTTGATTTTATTTTATTTGAATTCTTTATATGTTTTTTTCCTATAACTATCGCAGGAGTGGAAAAAAAAACAGAAGAAATAAAATGAAGAAACCAGAAGAAAGGTTGTTGCGGAAAAGCATTGCAAAACTTCAAACTGATTAAATTCAAATGGTTATGTTGATTTATAAGCTTTACAAAAACCTTTCGATTTATCGAGTTGATTTCAAGCGTAATTAAATCAATAAGTTACTTAAGGTAAAAAACCTTTCGCCCTGCAGAATATTTTCGAGTAACCAGGAGGGTGTCAGCAGTGTCATATCGATACCAACGGCTGAGTGCGTGCCGGCGCTCGAATCAAATCACGGCGGGGGGATGGAGTTTTATTGTTTGTATTCGCAATATGCGAAAACTTAGCGCTGCCAGCGGGCGCATCCATGATCATATGTTTTTGGATATGCCGGAGGGGGGTGGGGGAGTGTGGAAGCTGCAGAAAACACTATTGATTTGTTTATCTGGATCAACGGATAGGTGTCAAGCGGGATTTTTTGCTGCCGAAAATTTTGGACACAAAGCGCAAATGAAAACGATCGTTTTTATTTTTTTGATATGGAAAAGTAAATTTGTTGACAACGTTATTTTAATAATGATAATTTTATCATGAAAACGATATTAAAAAGCTTTTTTATTACATGGAGGCCAAAATGAAACAAAAAAACGGAACACGGGTCGTGGCCTATGTGAGGGTTTCGACCGATCGGCAGGACGTTGACAATCAGCGACTGGAGATTGTCAAGCTGGCCAGCGCGCGGGGGTTGGGTGAAATTGAGTTTGTCGATGAGGTGGTTTCGGGCCGGCGTCCGTGGCGGCAACGGGAGATTGCCGGGGTGATGGATGGGCTCTCATCCGGGGATGCCCTGGTGGTGGCCGAGTTGTCTCGGCTGGGCCGGTCGATGTTGGAGGTGATGGAGATTTTGTCGGTCGCCACTACGGCTGGCGTCAGGGTTTTTGCCGCCAAAGGGTCGTGGTCGCTGGATGGATCGATGCAATCCAAGTTGGTTGCCATGTGTTTTGCCATGGCGGCCGAGATCGAGCGGGACCTTATCAGCCAGCGGACCAAGGCGGCGCTTGCGACCCGCAAGGCTTTGGGTATCCGGTTGGGCCGGCCGCCGGGGCCGGGGAAATCCAAATTGGACAAATCCCGGGACGAGATTGTCGAGTTGCTGGCGCTTGGGATCAAACGCAAAAGGTTGGCCGAGCGGCTTGGTACGACCGAGGCAAACCTTAGACACTGGCTGCGGCGCCGGGGGCTGAACAAGAAGGATCGCGATGCAAGCCAGCCAGTCAACCCCACCGCGTAGACCTCCGAGTCCGGCGGATGCCGTCAGTGGTGGCGGCGTTCGCCGGGACGGGACTCCCCTCCCCCCGTCATCATCATGATGGGTATGTAATTTTCAGTCAAATTCAGCGTCGGGCGACATGATCACGAGCAGCCGATGGGATGGTTATGGGGGAGACGGGGAGTGTGGATTGATGCGTTTAAAGTGGCCGTCGGGTGTCTGAACGGCCTCCTGCCAATTTTGTCAAGCCTTTTTTTCTTCCTACTCAGCTCCATGGAGTTCTACCGGGTCATACGAACGCTTCCGGACCACTTTGCCCGCTGCGCCGTGTGGTATGATTCAGCTATAAAACGTGCATTGTGCGAATCAAGGCGGGGGCGTTTGAATGGCAAGAACCAGGGCGGGAAAAATCGAGCAATTCAATTTAGGGCCACGGATTGTGGCCGGGCTCGATGCCGGGCAGACTAGCCGGCAGATCGCCAGCGCGTTGCGTTCCGACGGATTTAATATCAGCCAGCCGGTAGTGGCCCGCTGGATAAAAGAGCAGCGGGAAAAGAATCTGAGCCGGGCCGAGCAGGTTTTCTCCGAGCATGTGGACCGTGAGCTTCCCAAGGACCTGGCAGCGCTTGAAGAGATGGAGCGCCTATGTCTTTCCTGGTCAGGGGAAGAGCCGGCTGCAAAGGCGCAACGCATTTCCGCCTGGACGCGTGTAGCCGATTCGCTGGACGATTTCGTCGAGCTTGTGACAGGTGTTCCCCACCAGGACGAAAAGGGCCGCCGGCAAGTGGTAGAACGGATTTACAAGATGGTGCTGCAATGGATCATCAGCGATATCAACAGCCAGAAGCAGCGCTTATCTGCCATGAAGATGGCGACCGGCATCATCGAGGTCAAGCTGAGAAACGCCGGGCTGCTCGGCGATAACGAGAAAGGCCGGATCATCATCAAGCCGTATGACGGCTCCAAGCCGGCCGAAGATGCGCCGGCATCTGCTTCAAAAGATCAGCGGCGACTATTTGTCGTGCCCGGGAGTGGTGGCTGATGGCAGACATCGTGTTCGATCTCTCCCCTACCCAGTATGCCTTTGCCATGTGCCCTGCACACATCGTCCAGTTGATGGGGCCGATGGGAGAAGGGAAAACCGTGGCTGGCGTGGCGGGGTGTATTGCGCATGCGGAGCGATGCGGCACGGATATTCGCGGGGCATTGGTGCGGGATACCTTCCAGAACATCAAGACTTCCACCATTCCCGACATGCGCGATTATTTGGGTGATTTCGTTCGTTTTTCGGATGGCGACAAGAAGGCGACCATCATGTCGCAGCCCAAGGTCGAGCTGGATATGTTCGGCATCGACGACGCGGCTTCGATATCCAAGCTGCAGGGTCCGCAATACGCCATCATCTGGCTGGAAGAGCCGGCGCCGATCGTCGAGAAGATCAACGCCGGACTTCCCAAGGATGTCTTCAATCTTGCCGTGGCCCGCGCGGCACGGCAGCGCCGCACCGTGCTGCGGGTGCAGATCACGCAGAACCCGGGAGAAGACGAGCACTGGACATCCGAGCTTGAAGACGAGCCGGAAGAGTACGCCGACTACACCGATTCCGAGACCGGCGAGCGCTTCGTGATCCTGAAGAAATCGTTTCGCATCCGGCCCGGTGAGAACAAGTATTTGCCCGGGTTGACGCGGGCCGCCAACCGGGCCGCGTTCAAGGATGATCCCGGCAAGTGGGCGCGCTACGTGGAGGGCAAGAAGGCCTCCGTCATCCAGGGGGTGGCGGTGGCGCCGGCCTACAGCGAGGCCATCCATCACACGGACAAGGTGTTGCCGGTCTATCCGCGCCAGACATTGATATCCATGTGGGACTCGTATCAGCACCCGGCCTGCATCCTTGCCCAATACACGCCATCGGGGCAGCTTGTGATCCACGACGCTTTTTATGTCGATGGATTGGGGCCGGAGGACCTGTTCGACGAGGTGGTTGAGCCGGTTTTGCTGTCTCCCAAATACGCCGGCAAGATCATAGAGGCGCGCGTGATCGGCGATCCCTCCATGGCCACTCCGGATCAGAGCAGCGTACACCGTGTGTCGTCGCGCATCATCGAGGCCAAGTTCGCCCGGTACGGCCGGCCGAGATTCGAGCGCGGGCCGGTGCGCTGGCCGGCGCGAAAAGACGCGGTCAACCAGTGTTGGAAACGGCTCTTAAACGACGGCCAGCCGGCGGTGATGGTGTCGGGCGCGGCCGTGGCCCTGCACCGGGCCATGAAGGGCGGCTGGCATTACAAAAAAGACAACAACGGCAAGGTCGTTGGTGACATGCCGGTCAAGAACCAGCATGACCATCCGGGGATGGCTTTTTCATACGGCATTTCGCTGTTGATGCCCTACAGCGCGTCGAAGCAGTTTGCAAAGGTTTCCGCTACCGTTCGAGAGATGAACCGGCGGCGGGCATTGGGTTATTCCGGTAATAATTTTTCAAGGTCCGCACCTGGCGGGATGAGGTAGGTATGGGGCATTTCGATCGATACTGGGAGATGAAAGAAGGCGGGCCATACGATGAGCCCAATAAGGTCTTCAAGTGCCGCGACTGCGGGGCCGAGACGCACGCGCAAGAAGGGTGGGATGGAGAACCGGATACGCACCTGTGCCACGGCGAATGCCCATCGCGTTCCAGCGACTGGCGTCCGGGACGGGTGAGCAGCAAGTATTTGAGAAATTTTGAGACCATCGCGTTCAACCCCGCGGCAAAGGATGGCGCTCCGGCTGACGAGCCGTCGGCCATCCAGCGCTATAAGCAAAACTTCGACGCCGTCTTTCCCGGCGCTCCCGGATCGGGGCTGTAAATGCCGATTGCAATCCAAGACCCGCGCGACGAGCTGCGGAACCGCGCCAGGGAAATGGCGACCGCCGATCCTTACGCGCTTCCGATGGACGAAAAGGAGACCGCCGAACGCGAGGAGGCTGCGCAGGCCTATTTCGGAGAAAACGAAAAGCACTATGTGGATTACTGCCAGGCCTGCGTCAAGGAATCGAACGATGCCAGCGACGATATCCGAAAGGCGCAGGACGAATGCTGGCGGGCATATAACGAGCTTGAGCCGAAATCCTACCAGAATAAAGAGTTCTGGCAAAGCCGGATCGTGGTTCCCAAGCCGTTTCAGACCGTGCAGTTCGGCGCGGCTTCGGTGAAGAAGGCATTTTCTCCGAATTATCTTTCCATCAGCAAAAGTCTCGACAAGCTGACCGGATCATTTTGGCAAAAGGTGCTGGACGATCTTTTTTCGGTGGACAAGGGAAAATTCGTGTCCCGCTTCGGGGACGCCAATATCATGGGGTTTGCCGTAGGTCAGACGATGGAGATCATCCCCCGCTGGCTTCCCGGCCGCGGGCTGCACTTTTCCCTGGTCGAACCCTGGAAAATCCATCGCGACCCGGACGCCATGAGCCGCGAGCCGCAAAGCGGGATGTACTGGATCCATGAGGAGTGGCTCGATTACCATGTGTTGTTGGATGGCCAGAAGCGCGGCCGGTACTTTGATGTGGCCCGCGCCAAGAACGTGTCCGATAGCGGCGGGATCGACGATCCCCTGATGACCAAGGAGGCCATTGCCGAGCGGCGCAAGATGGTTGTGTCGCGGTCCCCCTACCGGGCCATGATCTTGACGCGCGAATTTTGGGGGATGGTGTTGGACCCCAAGGGAAATATTTTATTGCCGTCGGCCACCTTCACGGTAGCCGGCGGGCGGGTGATACAGCTACCGACCGCGGTTACAACCCGCCGGCGCTGGCCGGGGACATCGTTTTCGCCGTTGCCGAACCTATTGCGCTTTGGCGGCCGCGGCTTGTTGGAGGGGGTGGTTCGGCTATGGGACGCGATCAACGAAATCATGTGTCTGCACATGGACGCCTTGAAGTGGGTCACCAGCCCGTCCAAGGAGATCAATGTGGATGCCCTGCTGGACCCCGAGGACGTTGACGATACGCCGGGTAAACGATGGCTGACGCGCGACACGGCCAATGGCCAGCAGGTGCTGCGCGAACACGAACGCCGCGGCCGAACCAACGAGATCCTTGCCAACCAGCAATACCTGGATCAGAACTTTCAGCGCGGCGCGTTTGTCACCGACGCGGTGCAGGGGTTGCCGGGATATCGCAAAGACATGACGTTTCGCGAAGCGTCCATGAACCTGGACCAGGCCATGGGGGTGTTCGGCCTGATGGGCGAATCCCTGGAGGAAGGGGCGGTGGATATCACCGACCTGTCCATCGACGTGATCTTCAATAACATCGGGTACGCCGATCTTAAGGAAATTTTTTCGGAAGAGGAGCTTAAGCTCTATGGCATCCAGGCAAACCCCAATGCCAGCCGCGGAGTCGTCGGCGTACCGGAGTTTTCAGGCCGCTGCCATATCTCCGGCATGCAGAGTCTGATGCGTGATGCCGAGGCGCTAAAAACCCTGCGCGAGGTGGTTATCCCCATGGCCGAATCGCCTCGCTTCGGCAAATACATCAAGCCCTACGGGGTCATCAAGGCTATCGAGAGCCGGGTCAACCTGACCGACGAGGGCATTTTCGTCGGTGATGAGGAATCCAAGATAGTTGACTTGCAGGAGCGCCTGGCTGCTGCCAGGGAAGGCGATGCACTCGAAAAGTTGGCCAGGCTGAAAGAAGTGCTTGGCATCACCGATATCATCGAGCGCCTGCAGAAAATAGACGCCGAGGACATACGGCAGGCGGCAGAAGAGATCCGCCTGATGTCCGGGCAGATTGGCATGGAGAAGACGGACGATGGAACAGGGAACGGCGGTGGACCCGCAAACGTTGCGCCCCAGTCTGACACAGCCCCGGGATCTTATCCGGTCCAGGCAGGCTGACACAGAGCGTCTGAAAAAGGCAATGTCTGATATTGCCCTGGTGTCATCATCCGAAGGCCAAAAGGTGATCGCGTTGATCAAGGCGCGCTTGGAGGCGCGGCTGATCGAGCTCATGGAAGAAGACCCCCGGTCTTGCGCCTTGATCGATGTTTTAAAGGAAATGGGTGTTAAATACCACTCGGCCCAAGCGGCCGTAAAGAGATTGGCGGCGATGTATATCGCCGACCAGGAATAACAACGCGGCTTATTCTACGAGCCCCTTGGCCCGATGCGGTTACGCCAGTCAGGCCCCGCAGACAGGCAAGGATCACGCTGAAAGGAGCGGCCCCATGCCAGGAGTAGAAACAGGAGAATCAACCACCGTGACCAGCCTCGACCAGGCGATCGACGCCGGTATTCAGAGAGTCGGAGAAGACGATCTTCTCCCCTCCGGCCCGGCCCTTTCGGGCCACCCCGGAGAAGGTTCATTTGACTCTGAGGAAGGCGCGGACACACTTTCCGCCGGAGACGATCCGACAAAAACTATCACCCCAGATCAGACTGTGACGCCGCCGGCAAGCGGCGAAGGCGAGCCGCCGGCTGGCGGCGCACCAGGCAACGACAAGGATAAAGATCAACCTGCCCCTGGCCCAACACCCCCTGCGCCGAGGTTCAAGGACCACCTGGCGGCCGAAGAGGGCTATCGCAATCTGCAGGCCAAGGCCACGCGCACCGAACAGGAGCTTGCCCGATTGCGGTCCGAAAGGCTGGCCCGCGAGCAGGCCAGCCGCCAGGCAGAGACGCTGGCCGGTTTCCATGGAGAGTTGAGCAGTTATTCCAAGACTGCGCATCTAAAGGCCTTAAAAGAGATCGACACCCTTGACCCGGAAGACCCCGGGTACCAGGAAAAGGTGGCCGACATTTGGGCCAAAAAAGATGTCGATGTCGCAAGTTGGGTTGACGAGCACCGCCCAGGGCCCCCAGCGCCGGAAGCGGTTCCGGCAATCCCGGAGGCAGTCGATGGCGGGCAACCGCCATCGACTGCCGGCTCCGATCCGGCCACCGATCCGATGGACTATGCCAATGCCCAGGCGGTGGCCGCAGGGATCGATCCCGGCGATCTTTTCTTTGTCAATGCCTGCAAAAGCGTTCCGCGCCGTGCGGCCGACGGCCGTCTTCGCACCTTGCAAGAAATGGTGTCACAGGTGATCACAGATACCCAATCCTACCACCGCAGTCAGCGCGAGCGTTTCGCGCGCGAAACCGAGACTGCCGCCGCCGGGTTGGCCCGCCAGCACCAGGAGGTCAACCAGCCCATGGGGGCATCGCCGGCCCGCGTGCCGGCCCCGGCGCAACCTGCGCCGGCACGGCGGATTGCAATCTCGGATGCGCTCGATGCGATCGAGGCCGAACGGCGGTTGTAGGACGGCAAGTCTTAAGGAGGACTTATGCCAAACACGTTTACCTGGACATATGATGCCGCGAGCGGAGTTTATAAGAACAGCGCGCTTTCCGGAAAGCTTCTCATGGTATCTGCGCGCGCCTGGAAGTTCGTGCCATTCACCAAGAAGGTCGATGACTACGGCCCGATGATGGGCCAGTCCGTGACCCTGATCTACTATAAGCCGGTGGCCGACCCGACTTCCGGAAAATTGGAAGAAGATACCCGCATCCCCATCGATCAGCTTGAAATGGGGCAAAGCTCCATCTCTGTTTTCGAATGGGGCCGCGGTGTCGAGTGGACGCATTTTGCCCAGCAATTGGGCAAATTCGATCCCAAGAACGCCACTCAAAAAGCCCTGACCGATCAGATGAACCAGGTCATGGATGTGGCCGCAGCGTCCGAGTTTACCAGCAGCAACATGAAGATCAAGTTCATCCCGACAACCCTGACCGGCGGCACTTTCGACACCGACGGCACTCCCTCGACCCAGGCGTTGGTCAATGTTACCGCCGACCATCTGGGTGTTGTGCGCGATTATATGGCAAAGGACCTGCACGTTCCGTTTTATGACGGCGAGCACTATATCGGCCTTTTTGCAACCAAGGCTTGCCGGGGCCTGAAGCAGGACCGCCGGCTCGAGGCCTGGCATATGTATTTGCGCAAAGGGGACCTTCTCTATCGCGGAGAATTCGGGCAGATCGACTCGATTCGTTGCTCCGAGATCACCAACGACGATGCGCTTTCCAACTCCATGGGCGCGAGCAACGTGCTGGGCGAAGGCGTCGTCTTCGGAGACGATGCCGTGGCCCGGGCGGAAGTGGAAGCCCCCGAGGTTCGCGCGCAACCCAACTATAAGGGCGACTTTGGCCGGCGGGGTGCCGCGGCCTGGTACGGGATCGTTGGTTTCGGGGTCAAATTCCAGAGCGCCAACGACCGCGAAGCGCGCGGGGTCCATATCACCAGCGGCTAAGCACCCGGTTGATATCGTGGCATGAGACATTGACGGCCGCCGGCCGACCGGCCGGCGGCAACCATCATAAACGGAGGAACCTATTATGTTGGCAGAACAGGTACCCATTCCTTTGACCTTCCGGCACGCCGACTACGATGCCGCCGGGGTTGTGGCCGCCGGCGTAGACCTTGACCAGACCGCCGCCGATGTCGGCTATTTTTCGATCCCCTTCAAGTGCCAGGTGTATCTGGCCGGCCTTGAGATCACCGAAACCTGCGCCGGCACCACGCCCGGCGTGGTGAAGATGGACAAGCGGCCGACGGCCGGCTCCGATACCGACCGTGGCAATGGCGATATCGCGACGTTTAACATGGGCACCACGGCCGCCGGAAAATTCTTGTACGATGTCGCGGGCCGAGGCACGGTGCTTAACCCCGGCGAGCAGGTCGTGGTGGAGATCGCCACGCAACCGGTGACCGGTCCGGCCGGGCAGTTCAACCCGGTGCTGCTGGTCGTTCCGGTGCCCGAAACCATGGCTAATATGGCCAACGCGGTCGAGACCACCTAATTTACGGCAGCTCAACTCTCACCCGTCGGGAATGCCGGCGGGTGACACCTTAAGGAGATGCGACCATGACAGATTTAGCGGCGACCGATGTCGCCATCACATTAGCCGCCCGCGACCGTGATATCGGGGCGGGAGCGCTTTCGCGCAAGCTCGTATTCGCCCAGGCCGTCTTTGGCGACGGGACAAAGACCTATCCCGTCGGCGGGGTGCCGGTTCCGGCGATGGGAAACTTCAATTTCGTCAAGGTTTTGTCCGGGGTTTTTATTCAGGCCGCCGTTGATGGAAAAATTTACAAGTACGACGCCGCCCGGCACACCATACGAATTTTCACTTTAAAAGACACCACCTACACGGCCAGGCAAAACAGCACGGCCTACAGCCTGGGCGATTTGATGATCCCGGCGACGGCAAACGGCTATCTTTACCGATGTTCGACGGCCGGCACATCGGCCGCCTCGCCGCCAACGCTCGGCACGACCCTGGGCGGCACGACGACCGACGGCACGGCCGTGTGGACCTGCGTGGGGCTGGTGGAAGAACTTGTGGGCGGCGTCGCAACGCCGGCCCAGGCCACGCTCAAGATGCTGATGCTGGGCGAATAAGCCCCGGAAGGCAGGAAGGGAGTTAATTTTTATGCAAACCCTTTATCTTAAAATCGTCAACCCCGATGGCACCGCCGGCAGAAAAAAAGTGACCATCGTGCGTTCCTGGCACGAAGGTTCGGGCCGGATCATCTATCTGCACCAAAATGGCGTTTACGGCTACAAGGATGGTTCACCGGTCAAGGACCTGCGCGAGTTGGACACGATCTCGGACCCCTATTCCAAAAAACTTGCCGTGTTCTGGTGGAACAGCAACGGCAAGCTTTTGTCGGACGAGTATTACCGCAAGCAGGGAGAACATCTGGAACGCCTTGCGGCCCGGGCCGCCGGTCAGGCCGCACCGGGAGACAACAGCGGGTGCGACCAGATCTACTATATGCGCCGGCCGGTCAAAAACCGTGCCCGGTCGGCGTTTTCGGACCCCGCCACCTGGAGTTCGTTCTTCGACCGCCGCCCGGACTGGTGGGGCGCGGCCAACGTGATCGAGATCGGCGAATGGCGTTATGAACGGGTCGATCCGGAGGCCATCGAGCAGGTGGCGCGTGACGAGAAAGCGGGCGTTACCGAAGGTGGCGAAGAAAATGCCACCGCGCCGATTGCGTTGCATTCATCGACCGATGAAGGCGATGAGGCCAGCTTTTGAGCGGAACCATCGCCGATATGAGCATCCGGCGGTGTCCGGCGTGCGGCGGCATCTATGTCGAAGATGACCGCATGTACCTTGACACCGACCGTTGCCCGGCCTGCGGGGTTTGCGTCCTAGAGCGCCCGGTCCTCTTCGGGATTGGTGGCAGGAGTGCCTCCGGCCGCGTTCCGGCCGGGGCCTGGGAATTGGAGGACGGGTCCGGGCATTGGGAGTTGGAGGATGGATCGGGATACTGGGAGGGTGAGTCGTGAAACGGATATTGCGTCTGTTTTTTGCCATCTGTGCTTGTTTGATTGCATGCCAGCCAGCATGGGGACTCAGGGTCAGCGAGTTTCCGACAAGGCCGCCGACGACCGACGATTATCTGCCAAACCTGGGAACGTCGGCCCAGTTCGACAATTACAAGTCCACGGTCGGCAGTATTCTTAATCTTCTGGAAAGCGATATCGGGATCGATATCCATCAAGGCAACCTTCCGTCAAGTATATTGCCGGATGATACGCCGTATGGTTTGGATTGGGAGACCGACCCGCGTCCGGCATCAAAAAGCGCGCTTTATCCGGTAATCGAGAGCCTTTCGACAATCACCGATAATTATGAGCCGATACTCACAGAGGCCGACGAAGCCAAGGCCGATGACGAGAGTGACGCTGTCGCTTACAAATGGGCGCCTCAGTTTGTTTGGCGGGCCGTATATTCGTATTTAAAAACCTATTTCGGCTACGCAACCGCGCTTCTGGCCGAGCCGGCCAACGAGTGGGTAGGTCAGTGCGCATATTTTGCCGGCTATTCGGCCGGGTCCGCGGCCGATCCGGCCAGCATGCATGATCAGGGTTTTGACGGGTCCTACTGGGCGTATTGTGTCGCCACCGGTACGCCCGGCACCTGGCGCGCCTTTTTGAAGATCGATCAAGGCGACGCATCGCTGCTGCTTTCTCACATTCGCGCGGCAGTCAATTACCTGTTTGACGCCACTCCTGACAGCGATTTTCTATGGCAGGGATCAACTGCCGAGTACGTGGCCGGCGAGGCGATCAGTCGTGGGCAAATATTTTATCTCAAATACAACACCGACGGTCCGAGGGCCTATAAATATTCGGCCGACAGCGCGGCCACGGATAACGAGACTTACGCACCGCGCGGCGTGGCCGTGTCGCACGAAGTCAGCGGGGTAGAGACATGGCCGCTTGCCGCCGGAAATACGTTTACGGCCGGCATCGGACACGGGGTCCTTCGCAACGATGCATGGACGTTCGCCAACGCCCAGGACGAGGGAAAGCGCGTGTTTTGCAGCGACACGACGGCCGGCGGCATTCAGTTGGCCCGTCCGTCCGGAAGCGGCGACAAGATCGTGCATGCCGGGGACCTGATCGACGAGGACGAAGTGGAGTTTTATTTCGGATCTTTGCAACTGGTGGAGGTGCCATGATCCGGCTCTTGACCGTCATCATTGCCGTGTTGCTGGCGGCTGGTTCGGGCCAGGCCGACGTCGAGGGGCTGGGCACGCCCACTGTGGAGGGTCAGGCCGCGCCGACAGTGGAAGGGATCTCACACTCCGGCGGCACGGCCTGGATGTTTACGGATGGGTTCGAGTCGCCGTGGAACCCGCCGTCGAATCTTGGCAACTGGACTTCGGTTTCGGGGACTCCAACCGCCGTTGGCAGCCCGGTAGCACAAGGCAGTGTGGCGATGTCCACGGATGCGGTCGAATACATGACCAAAACACTGCCGGCGGCCCAGACCGAGATCTGGGCCGATTTTTGGGTCTATCTTGCCAGTGAAACAGGCTCCGTACACCAAATTTGGAAACTAAACGCCACCGGCGGAGGGTCGTGGATATATGCGTCCGTGACGAATCTTGAGCAACTGCGCATTACGGACGGTACCAACACCTACGATACCGGCGTGACACTTAGCACCGGCGTTTATCAGCATGTGTACATTCATATCAAATTAGCTGCATCCGGGGCAGAGACCATTCAGGTGGCTGTGAACAGCGTTACTGGCTGGGATTACTCAATCGAAACCGCCACGATCATCCCCGGCGACTTTCTGGTGCTAGTGTATGGCAGGATCACTGCGCCAAGCGCCGAGACATTTATTTTTGATGAAATCCGGTTGGCTAATGGGGCGAGCATGCCCGTGGAATGGTGATATCATGAAGAAATGGTTATGGATCATAGTGGGGGTGGTATGGATTTATGTTTTGCCGTGCTCGGCCGGGCTGATGTTTTATGATGATTGCGAAAGCCCTATCGATACGACAAAATGGGCCGTATTCCCCGCGGCCGGCACGATCGCACCATCATCGGAGAGAAGTTATAACGGCGACAAAAGTTACAAAATCACGTTTATCGGTAAAGGTATCAAGGGCAACCAGCGAGTAGAAATCGTGCCGCTTCCGGACGTGCATCTAGTTTACGGGCAGGATTATTGGTATGGCTGGGCCATGTACGTACCGTCCGATTTCGAGCTGCCGACCGCCTATGCACTATCGGGGCAATTTCATGCGGTGAGCCATAACTCACAGGGTGTAACGGATTGGAAGAATCCGTGCGACCAGTGCCCGCGTCCGCCAGCCTCCGCCATGCATCAGCCTTTAATGATATTTTGGGCAGGTTCATCGGCCGCACCGCAAATGAAAATGCACATCACCGGAAGCGCGCTTTTATGCCAGGCAGTGTATTCGGGTTCAGGATGTACAACTAATTACAATAATAGTAAAGATACGTATTTCCCAATTATTAAGGGCGATTGGAATACCTTTGTGTTGCACTATCGCCCGGTTTATCTGGATAACGGCACGGCTGTTACGGAATTGTGGGTTAACGGGATAAAATACACTGCCAGTGGCCCGAACGCGCATTACGATGGACTGGGGCCCTATTTTAAATTGGGAATCTACGGTGTTTCGACGAAGACGCATGTGCTTTATTTCGACGAGTTGCGCGGGGCCGTTGGAGGATCGTATGGCCTGGTGGCGCCCCGATCGGGGGGATTGTCCGATACCGACTCGCCGATATTAAGCGGGTTCACGCCTACCGGTGCTTTGCCAGCAAACACGGCCGTTCAGTTGGTATCGTTCAGGACTGATGAAGTCGCGTCCTGCCGGGGGGCGTTGACCGCCGCCGTACCGTGGGCCAGCATGACACCGATCAGTGGCGACGGGACGCTTTCACATTCCTGGCCGATTAACGGTTTGTCGCCCGGAAATACCTACCGCTCATACTATAAGTGCCGCGATACGTCCGGTAACGAGAGCGATGAATATGTGCATCAGTTCACAGTGGATGACATGCAAGGCGGCGCGCAAAACCTGATCAACGCCAACACCATTACCATGCATGCGGCCGGTGCTAACTGGGCAAAAGTATTCGACGGCTGCGTGGAGTCTCAGTGCACGGCCATGAGCAGCAACGTCTTAAACTACGAAATCGGCCTGCCCGGGCTATATGATCTGTCAATGGCCCGTGTCTTCGGCGACGCGGAGGGAGCTTATTATCGCTGCACGACATGGACGATGCGTCACAAGCAACATAGCGGGGACGCATGGATAACGGCGGTCGACGCGCAGAGCTGTGACGGCACGCAATGGTTCGATCAGGCGCTTTCCGGGGTGCAGGCCCGCTATGTGCGGTTTGAGTTCACCAGCAGCACCGGCATGCCAGAGGTCAGGGAGATCGAACTGCATGGCCTTCCAGTTAATATTCCCCCTGTTTTGCCAACCATACGTGGGTTCCGGTTGGCCGGGCAGCGTGCCGGGGTGAAGGCAACCGGCATCGGACCATCTAAAAACGCTATTGGTGTGGAGCCATAGGGAGGTGGCGAAAATGAAGTCATTGATCACTCTGGTTGTTTTGGTTTTGGCCGGGGTTGCGCAGGCCGGCAGTATCAGCCTGACGTGGGACCCGATAAATGATGTCGATGGGGTGAGAATTTATCAGCGGTCGGCCGGAGCAGTATATGATTATGCCCACCCGGCGGCCGAAATCAAAACCCCACCGGCTAATATCAGCGGTCTTGCGGTCGGTGGGCATTATTACTTCGTGGCCCGGGCATATCGTGGAAAACTTGAGAGCGCAGATTCCAACGAGGCCGAGTATATTGCCCCGGATGTCTCCGATGTGCCCACCGTCAATGTATGCCAGAAACTGGCCCAGGGGGCGCATGTGATCGATGGCTGGACCGTGACGGCCAAGCCTCCCGTCCCGGCCGTTGTCTATCATGGCAACACGGTAAGTAAAACGTTTCATGAGCCGGGTTGCCGCTATTATGACTGTAAGGACTGCACCGTGTCGTTTAAAACGCGCGAAGATGCGATCGCCGCCGGGTACAAGCCTTGCGGGATCTGCAAACCGTAAAAGGAGAATGCGATGTCGAAACTCCAAACCGCACCGGCCAAAGATAAACAACCACAGGAATCGCCCCGGGTTCGCATTCGCATCCCCAAGGGGGCCAAATTGGATTTCAAGGGATTTGAAACGGCGGCGGTGGGGCAGACCGCGTCCGTGACCCTGCACGGCAAGGTGCTTGAGATTCGTTCGGTGGAGAGGACCGAGTACGATTGGGATAGCGGCAAAACGATCGAAATCGAGCCGACATCCTGTGTCGTCGATGGCCCCAACAAGCCGGTCAAGAGCATGGACGATGCCATCGAGGCCAGCAAGGTAAGGGTGTAGTCGCCGATGAACGGGTTGATGCTCAAAAAAATGTTTCTGTCGGCGCTCAACGAGGCCCAGGAAGACATGATCGCCGTCGATCTGTTTTCGATTTACTCGCGCCTCGATGAGGCGGCCCAGATATGGGTGCGCGAAACCAAGAGCATCCGGTCAACGGCTACGATTACGACCGTGGCCAATCAGCAGGCCTACGACCTGCCGGCCGATTTTCTGGGACTGTATGTGCGCCAGCAATGCGCGCATCAATCCAATCCGCGGTATGTGATCCGGCATGATTCGGCAGACGGCAATTCGACGGTATATCCCGTACTGACGGCCTACGAGACGATCTGGCGCTTGAACGTTAGCGATCCGCAAACCTCTCCTCGCGCATTTGCCATCGTAGACAAGGCCACCTCCGGCGCCACTATTTCCGGATTTACCAGTGCTGCCGGTGCCGTTTTAAACGGCAAAGCGCAACTGATCGATGCCGCCGCCGAGTTTTCCGGATTCGTGACCGCCAGAGATACGGTGCTGAACCTGAGCCGCGAAAGCTCGGGGCTGATTGTCCGGTATGTGGACGGGCAAACGCTGAATTGCGCATTGTTTCCGGAGGGCATCAACTCGTGGGCCAGCGGCGATAGCTATATCATCCAGCCCCAGGCGCGAAAGCAAATCCATCTGGACGCGCCCAGCGCCGAAGACGGCGGGGTGATCAGCGTGCCCTATATCGCGTCTCCGCCGCCGGTGTACACCGAGCTGGACGCCTGGCGGCTGGATTTTGTCGCCTGCCGCGCCATTGCCTACGAGGCGGCATTTTTGCATCAGATGTCGGCCCGGCCGGGCCGGGCCAACCAGGGGCATCATACGATCTTCATGGATGCCCTTAAAGCCGAGCGCTACAAGCTGGCGCGCCGGCGCATCGAGGGGTGTTGACCTATGGGGACCATCCTGGCCAGCGAGCTGATCGCGGCCGTCCGAGATCCTATTTTTGACAAGAACCCGGCCAGTCAGCGCTGGAGCGATTTAGAGCTATTGGCCTTACTGAACGCAGGCCAACGCCAGGCCGCCATCTTCAAGCCGGACGTATCGGTAAAAAACGCGGTCGTGCAGTTGGTTGCCGGCCCGTTGCAAGCGATCCCCGCAGACGGCACGGCGTTTGTCCGTTTGACCTGCAACATGGGTGGCGGGGCAACCCCCGGGCGCGCGATCCAGTATGAGGACTTTGACGGATTTTCGAAGCGCAACCCGTTTTGGCAGACTTCCGATCCTTCGCCGGTAGTGCGCTATTATCTTTATATAAAAGAAGACCCGCGAAATTTTTACATCTACCCGCCCCAACCGTCCAGCGGCATGGGATATGTGCGGGAAGTCTACGGATCTGCCGCGGTCCCCGTGAGTGATCCGGATTCGCCGATCAATATCGACGATGTGTATTCCGATGCCCTGGTGGATTACATGGCGTATGCCGTCAGCGAGGTCGAGGAGTACGTCAATCCATACGCCGCCGCGCGCTCGGTCAAGCATTGGAACAAATTCGTATCGGCATTGGGCCGCATGGACCTTTTGAAAAAAGAGCTGATGCCTAAAAAAACGGAGGGATAACATGCCCGTCAAGTTTGTCAACGACATCCAGACGCGCATCACCGATGTTGGCGGGATTGCGGCCGGAGCGTCTTCGGTATCGATTACGGCCGGAGACGGGGCAAAAATACTGGCGCAAATACCTGACATCAACGCCGGTGATTATTGTTACGGAGTTTTTAAAAACGATGCCGGCAATCGTGAGACGGTGAAGGTAACCGGCGTTTCGGTCAACACCCTGACGCTTGGCCAGCGGGCCGCCGATACGGGCGATGTTGCCAGGGAATGGGCGCAGAACGATATCTTGCATTTTTGTTTGAGCAAGTCGGCCTTGGAGGCGATCGGCAGCGAAGCGTCCGCCGCGCTGGCTACGGTTGCCAGCGGGCTTGCGACGGCCCAGGCCGAAATCGATGTGGCCGAAAGTGCTATAACGGATCTGAGAGACAGCCTGGATAGCGATATCCTGACATTTTCGGGCAGCGATCAGAATGCTGTATTGACCGAAACAATCTTGGTTGCCATGAACATCGGAACTGTGAACGCCGGAGATTTGATCGATATCGAGGCGATTACAAAGGCGACTTGCTTCATCGCAGGGGTCAATTACGTGGGATTGAGAATCTTGGGCAATACCGGAATTACCGCCATAAAGTCCATGCTGGAACCATCGGGCGGTCATCTACATCATCATGTAATCGCCAACACGTCCAATCATTTTTTGCGCGAAAAGGTCCTGATCAAAATTACATCAGGAGGAATTCTTAACCTGAAATTCACAGGGTTAGCCGGCCAACAAACAGATCTTACCGGAAACCAAGCCCGGGCCGTTTTTTTAAGAAGAAACTGATATGAAAATTATCCACCCGTCGTTTCAAGGATCGCGGCCCGGCATTGCCTCGCATCTGTTGGGCCAGAACGAGGCCCAGGTGTGCCACAATTGCAAGTTGGACAATGGCCGGCTGGAGTCTTTCCGAGCGCCGTTATCCGTGCAGGCGCTGCCTCTGTCCAGTGCGTTATCCATTTTCCAGTACACGGAAAACGGCAACACGCATTGGGTGGCGTCGGCCAATGACGTGGACGCCGCCGGCAATTTCATGGATAACGACCCCTATGAGCGCCTGTGGTTCACCGGCGAGGGAGAGTTACGCTTTTTTGCCAACGACAATATTTCCGGCGGCGGGTTCGATCCTGCCGTGGATTATCTCATAGGCGGAATTCCCGCCCCGACCAACACTCCGGTCATTTCCCGCGAGGGGTCCGCCGGATCGTCCTTCCGGGCCTATTTTTGCAACTTTTTCAACCGTTACGGGGATTGCGGGCCGGCAAGTCCGATCGGCACGATCAGCGATTATTCAAGCGGCCGGATAAGATTTAACATTGTCCTGAACACGCCCGCCAGTCGAGCTATTGACCGGATAAGGATCTGGCGTACAAATTCTTCCTCCTCGGGTGCCGAGTTTCAATTAGTATGCGAGGCGATGATATTCAGCTCCACGGCCAGCTATGCCGTGGGCGATTTTGTGTTCTATAGCTCTCAGCTATACGAGTGTACGACGGCCCATACAGGGGCTTGGAACGCCGCTCATTTTATCCTTGGCGAACAGGTGCCCGATGCCAGCCTGGGCAGCGTGTTTGCCTATTCCGACTATCTTCCGCCGCCAGACGGGCTTTCCGGACTGGTTGTGCTGTCCAATGGAGTTGCCGCCGGATTTTACGGCAACACCCTGTATATCAGCCATCCCGGCAAACCCTGGGCCTACCCCGTAGCCTACCGCAAGCATTTCTCTCGGGCCATCGTGGCCATCAAGTCCATTGGTACTGAGATTTACGTGGCCACGGCCGGAAACCCTTACCGTGTCTATGGCCAAAGCCCATGGGCCATGGCGGTTTTCGATTACGGCGATATGCTGCCATGTGTCGGCAAGCGCACGGCAGCCGTATGGAAGGACACGCTCTACTACCGCAGCACGTTGGGCCTGGCCGAGGTGGGCCCTGGCGGCGCGCGCATCATCACGCTGGCTCAAGGCGACGCTTTGCCGATTATCGATAGCGATCGCTGGCAGTCGGATTTCAACCCTTCGCACGGTTTTTTTTACAGCGACCTGTATTTCGGATTCAATGCGGCGGGTGGATTTTACATCGATTTGCGGCGCCGTTCTTGCGGCACGCTTTCCGTCGCGGCCACGGCCGGATGTTTAAGCAAGGTTGACGGAGCGCTTTATCTTGCCATGGCGCTTGGCACGACGGTTTTCATACATCGCTGGGAGGGGGATACGCAGGGTTACCTGCTTTACACCTGGCGCGGCCGGCTGCATATCGTCCCGCACCTGTCCAACCTGGCCTGTGGCCGGATTATGCTGGACCGCGAGTTTTATGCCATGGCCGACAGCTTCGTAAATCTTGCCGCGCTCAATGAGGACATTTTTGCGGGCGACATCGGCGGTGCCTTGCGCGACGACGGGCTTCGCGACCGTCCGCTGCGCGGAGACGATCTTTATAGCCTGTCCGGTTTTTCAGTCAGCAACCGGGTCGTCTTTCAATTGTATGCCGACGGAGTTTTACGCCACGCCTACGAGACGGATAGCGTTGACGAGTATTTCGGGCTGCCTTCGGACTATATGGCAACGAGCTGGGAAATCGAGGTTTCCGGTTATGCGCCCGTGCTTTTGGCCGGCGTCGCCAGCTCATACGAGGAGTTGATGGGTTATGGCAACGAATAATTTTGCGATATCCAGTATACCGGCCAATGCCGGAGAAATGCGGCAAATCCTGCAGGACCTGAAGATGGCCGTCGAAAGCCTGGTCGGCCAGGGACAGAGCGGAGCGCCCAAATTGGAGCGGTCTATCACGGGCCAGGACCTCGTTACCCTGGGCCTGGCCAGCCAGGCAGAAATAGAGGGTCTATGAACGTCAATTTGAAGCGCTATTTCGTGTACGAAGGGGTTCCCTACCTTGGCGAAAGACTGTGCCCGGACCGGGTGCTCGTCGGTTTTTACGAGCGCATGCAAAGAGACGGGACATTAGCCGAGATCAACTACGAAGGGCAGGTTCCGGACGTGGCCGCTTTTGTTCGCATTGCCAGGGGGGCCGATTACTTTGCCGCGGTGGAATCGGACGGCGAAGCCGTGGCCGTGGTGTGGCTCAACCGCTACGCCGGCCGACGGGCGCACTTGCATTTTTGCACTTTTGCGACGATCTGGGGCGAATGGACGGTGCCCGTCGGCAAACAGGTGCTCGATCAACTGATTCATTTCAAGGACGAGCACGGGTATTTGATGGATGTGATCTGGGGTATTGTGCCAACCGCCAACCGCCGGGCGCTGGAATACGCCCTGGCGTGCGGCGGGGTCCTGTGCGGCACGATCCCCGGATATATCTGGAACGCGGCGGAAAAACGCAGCGAGGCTGGCGCGATCATCTCTTACACGCGGAGGGGCGATGACGATGAAAGTCTACCATAAAATCGTGATGGACATGGGCACCTGGGAGGTGCTCGCCGAAGTTGCCCGGGAATACCGCGGGCCGGTTGCCTTGGCCAAGGGCGGCAGCACGGTAACCAATAGCTACGATCCTAAATATAACGCCGGCGTGCTGAACCTTTCGCAACAGGAGTGGGCCGTCGCGCAAAAGTGGGCCAACTTTGCCGAATTCGGGGTCACTTACAATCCCAACGAATCCGTACGCGGGGCCATGGTCAACGGCCAATGGGTCAACGAGGCCGATCTGCCGAAGGTCAAGAACCCGGATTACCGACCGCCCCGATCGGGCGGGAACTCCGATCCTTACGGTTTAGGCGCCATAGGAGTATCCTCTACGGGCGTTAAAACCAGCAGCGGCGGGCCGGAATATATCGTCGATCCGAGTCTCACGATCGAGACCCGCACCATCGGCGATATCAACGGGTATGATCCCAATGCCCAGGTCAGCGAGATGCAACTGATCGGCCAAAACCTCGCTTCCCAGTCCGAACTGTTGCCGCTGCAAACGTCCTTGGCCAAAAGCCAGATCGCCGCCGACCAACAGTTGATCCCGCGCCAAACGCAGCTTTCCCTGTCCCAGATCGACTCCGAATTGGGGTTGGTGCCTCAACGGGCGGCGCTGGAATCGACCCAATTGACAACCGAGCGGGGCCTGGTCCCCAAGCGCGGCATGCTGGAATCGACCATGATCGATTCCGAGATGGGGCTGATCCCCCAGCGCCATCAGTTGGAATCGAGGCAGATCAGTACCGAGATGGGGCTGATCCCCCAGCGAGGACAGTTGGAATCGGCGCAGATCCGCTCCGAGCTTGGCCTGATCCCGCAGCGCGGAGAATTGGAGTCGGCCACCATCGCCGACACCATGACCGGGATGAAGGAGCGCGCGCCGGTGAGAAAGGAATTCTATGCCCAGGCGCTTTCCGGGGTCGATGTCAACCGGCGCATGAACGAGGGCCAGGCCGATGTGGAACACGCCTTCGGTCTGGCGCAAAAGGATTTTGAACGCGGGATTTTCGCTTCCGGGGCCAGGGCCGGCGGGGACGCCTACACGGCGGCTTTAAACGAGCAAGCGATGGCCAAGGCCAAGGGGATCGCCGGGGCCAGGTCCCAGGCCCGCACCATTGCCGAAGGGGAGATGTTCAAGCGTCTGCAGTCTGCCGTGGGCGCAAGTTAGGAGGGACAGGTGGAAATTTATAACAGCAGTCAGCGCGGGCTTAGCATGCCGACCCGGTACAGCGGTGAAGCCGGTATCGTGCCGCAACAGGACATCGGCATCGGCCGGAAGATGTCGGGCCAATACGCCGACCGGGCCGTTCAGGCCCGTGGCATGATCCATCCGAATTCCAAGCAGGAGACTTCGGCCCCGGAAAAGACCGCCGGCGGCGCCCTGGGTGCGGCTGCCGGGGGGGCTGCCGCCGGCGTTAGTATCGCGCCGGCCGGCGGCTGGTGGTCGGCCGCCATCGGCGCTATTGGCGGTCTGGCTATGTATTTGGGGGACTAGACTATATGTTACGAGGAGGATTAACTCATGCCTGATCGAGCCGGGCGTTTTTCGCTGGAAGACGGGCTTGGCATCGCCCAAGCGTTTCGCGGGATCCGCGACCAGCAGCAGGATATGAAAGAGCGGGACCAGCGCATGGAAGATCGTGCGCTGCAGATGGAGGATCGCCGTCAGATCATCGATGAGCGGCGCCGCGATGTGCAGCAGCGCCAGAAGATCGAAGGTTACGTCAACCGCAGTCTGCGCGGAGAAAAAATAGATACCGGTGAAGCGGATTACGACGGTGCGTCCCACCTGGCGGCCCAGGGCATTATTCTTCGAAAAGCCCAGGATGACGAGGGCTACCGGTCGCAGAAGTTGGCAAACGACCAGAAGCTTGCCGAGGAGGCCGAGAAGAAGGTCAACGAGCATATTTCACAAGCCCAGGTATATTACTATAAGTCCAAGCGGGCTACGACGCCGGAAGACCGCCAGGACTTGGAACGGCGCGCCTATGACGCGCTTTTGCCGGTCTACGAACACGTGCCGGATGGCGGCAAGAACATGCGTTTTAAGGACGAATCGCGCTCTTCTTTGGTATTTACCGACGCCAACGGGAAAGAACAGGAGATGGCCGCGCCGCCGCTTGAAAAGGCGCTGTTTCAGATTGCGGTGCCGTTTTCCAAGGAGCAGCGGAAGATCTTTATCGATACACGCCAGAAGATCAAGGAGTTCAATACCCAGCAGATGATCGCGGCAGCCACCGACCCGGCCATGAGACAGAGGACGGCGGACGGCAAGGAGGCGCTCTACGTGGTATTCGCCGATCCAGACGCCAGCGGAGATTACAGCGTTCGGCAGACATGGATCGATCCCAAGACGGGAAAAACCCTCAAGGGTTTCGACCCGGAGACAAAGAAAGAGGTTCAAAGCGGCCTGGAATTCAGATCGGTGGCCTACTGGAAGTCTGTCCAGGCCCTGTCCGGAGACGAGCGCAAGTCCTGGGAAGGGGCTATCGAGGCGGCAGAAAAAGCGTGGGAATCAAATCTGAAGCAAGACGCCATCGACCCCTCCGCAGTCGATGAAAGCCAGTGGAAGGAAGATTATGCCACGGCCTATTACCGTCGCCTGCGGCCAAGCGCACCGCTGCCGCAAGGTGTGAAATCGCAGCCGTCCGGCACAAAATCGGCCGGTGACTGGCGCAGCTATGTTCCCGATCTCGGCGCCGGCAGCGATCAGATGATGGCCGCCCATACGCCGACAGCCGCAAGTCCGCAGAACGAGGTGGGTATCGCCCGCAATGAATCCCAGGGCGGTATCGTGCCCACTGCCAAAGCGGGTACGGCGGCCCCGGCCCAAGCCCCGGCAGAACCGCCCGGCCCGCAGATGGTGCAAAAAGGCAATCAGTATATAATCGTCATGCCCGACGGCAGCCAGCGCCAGGCCACAGCGGATGAGGTTCGCAAGTGGCGCGATACCGGCGTTGTCGATTGGCTGCTGTCCGGGGGCACGCCACAGCCCGCCCGCGGGGCCGTGACATCGCGGCAGGCACCCGCGCCGCGCGGCTATTAGCTGCCAGCTTTTTTTCCCACAAAAAAAACCAAACACGTTCAAGTGGAGGTTTGCCCGTGAATCCCGTCATTGCCAAGTGGCTCAAAGACCCGGAATTTACCGCCCTTCCCGAAACCGTTCGCAAACAGGCCGTCGAGGAATATTTCAAGCAGAACCTGACCGACGCCGAATACTACCGTCAACCGCCAGATATCCAGGAGGGTGCGCGGAACAACTTCGTCGAGCAGCATTTTCCGGCTCCCCTGCCCCCAGAGCGCGGCTTGATCAAGGAAGCGGCCAGCGCCCTGACCTCCGGGGCCCTGGCGGTGGAAGAATCCATCGCGGGCGTGGCCGAGATGGGGCTCAACCAAATCGCCCCGGATTCGAAGCTGACCGATGCCGTATCCAGCGCCCGACAGTTGATGACCAAGTCCCGGCAGGAGGGATTCATGGCCCGGCCCGCGGATTTGCGCGAGGGCACGGTATGGGAGCATCCCGAGCGGCTCGCCGATTTGCGCTGGTGGATCCGGGCCATCGGAGAAAACCTGCCCAACATGGCGGCCATGATGTTGCCCGGCGTCGGGGCCATGAAGGGGGCCAAGGCCTTGGGGGCCGGAGAAAAGGTCATCGCCTGGGCCGGTCGGGCGGGTGCCTGGGGCGGGGCCGCGACTATCGAGGCCGGCAGCGCCTACAGCCAGGCCAAAGACGAAATGAAGGCCGAAAAGCGCTACTCCGACGAGGAGATCGAGTCCATCGCCGCCGCCGAGGGGGTGACGGTGGGCATCGTCAACGGCATTCTGGAGGTGTTGCCATTTGACAACCTGGTGCTGAAAAAGGCCGGCACCGATCGGCTGCTAAAGCGCATCGTGCGCCAGGCGGTGGTGGAGGGATCGACCGAGACGGCCCAGGAGGCGGTCAACATCCTGGCCGAAAAAATAGGGCATAAACCCGACCAGACGTTTTCAGATAACATCGGCCGGCTACTCGAGTCCGGGATCATCGGCGGGGTGCTGGGCGCCGGCGCCGGCGCCGTGGTCAAGCCCGGGCAAGCGGACGCGGGTATCGACCCGGCCGCGGCTGCCTCCCGCGATATGGGCATTGCAACGCCACCGCCTTCTTCCGGGCAATCGCTGGACGAAACCGGTTCGGCCACGGCCCTGGCGGCCAGCCCGGCGGACACGCGCAACCGGGACGCCGCGCGCAAGGACGCCGCGCGCAAGAAAGCCGAAGCGATGTTGGCCTCGGTGATCCAGGAACAGAATGCCGAAGAGCAGGAAAAAACCACTCAGACCGCCGGTGCCGCGCCGTTACAAGGCGGTCCTCGTGTGGCGCCGATGCGCACAATGCCGGTATCCGCCGAGGCTTCCGGTCCGGCGGCCGGTACCGCGCAGCTTTCGAATGACGGTCCGCCACCGGTGCAACCCGCCGAATCCTCTTCTGCCACAGCTATTCCCGAGCCTCAATTGCAAGGAGGCCCGCGACTGGCCCCGGTGAGAACGGAACCTCAACAAGCTTCTCAACCCGGTCCGGCGTCTGCCACAGCGACGCCTTCGGGCGCAATTTCACCGCAACAGCAGGCCTCCGAAGCCCTTCCTCAACCATCCAGCCCCGGGCCGCAATTGCAAGGTGGTCAGCGGATAGCACCGGTGCGCGGGCAAGGAGTGGCTTCGTTGACTGGCCGCAGAAGCAACCCGGCCGCGCAGGGTGCGGCGGATGCCGCAGGGACGCTAAAAAGTCCGGTTGCAGCCGTGTCGAAATCGGCGGTAGCGACCTTGACAGGCAAGAAGCCAGCCGCCGCAGTCAAGCATGATTACAGTTCGACTCAGGTCAGCCTGCCGTCCGATGTTGCGCGGGAAGTCGTATCGTTTGGCAGCAAGATCCCGGACAAGGAAATCTATACTCGCAAAGACGACGATTCTTATGGCCGCGAAAGGCAGCCGCATATCACGGTGCGCTACGGCATGGAGACGGTGGACCCCAAGGAAATCGCCCCGGCCTTTGCCGGCCTGGGGCCGATCAAGGCCAGGATCGGAAAGGTCAGTATTTTTGAAGCCGATGATCATGATGTGGTCAAGGCGGATATCGACAGCGCCGACCTTCGCAAGGCCAACCGCAAGGTTGGGGAAACGGTGGATTTGCCCGGCGAGACGTTCAAGGATTACCAGCCGCCTGTGACCATCGCGTATGTGAAGAAAGGGGAAGGTAAGAAATATGTCGGAGACGCAACGCTTGAGGGGCGAGAAGTCACATTTGACAGCGTGCAGTTAAGCGCCAAGGACGGTAAGCTGCATGAAATAAAGCTTGGCCAGCCCATGCCCGCGGCTCCTTCATCCAAGCGCGAAAAGGCCCTGCAGGAGTATAGGGATTATGTTGCCGGCTTGACCGGCGAACAGCAGGCGAGGATCGCGGATTTGATCGAGCCCGATCCCCGGCAGCCGAGTCTTTTGCTGAAAAAAATCACCCGACGATTGGCCGAAGCGGCAACAGCTCCGGCCGGTGAGCCTGTCGCCAAAAACAACCTGGTGCCTGCGCAGACCATTAAGGCCGGCGGAGTAGAATTTATCGTTCAGCCGCTGGTCAAGAAAGAAAAGCTCCCGGCCGCTCCCGCCGAGCGCCGGATCGGTGTCAACCGCGATGGATTTCAGGTTTATGAAAAAGAAGATGGACATCGGTATTATATCGAAAACGGTATCGCCATCGAAGCGCCGCGCGGTATCACCCCCTGGGGCGCAAAGAAACCTGCCGATTCGCCAGGGGTGTTGCGCAGCAAAGGGCGCAACGAATATCTGACAAAAGAAGAACTGGCCGGGTTCGAGGCAAAAGAAGCCGGTTCTCAGACTGCGTCCGTCACAGCCGCGCCGGAACGCCCAGCAGGTTCAACCCGGGTTGAAACACCTGCCGAGGTTCCGGCGCCAAAAGAGCCCTGGCAGATGACCAAGCTTGAATACCTGTCCGGGGCCAAGGATAGCGATGAGCTATCTGTTAGGCAGGCGGCCCATGCCCTGCACGTCAAGCGGGCCGTGGCAGACGGCAAGGACGTGCCGGCGGCCGTGTTGAAGGCGTATTCGAATAACGTCTGGGCGCAAACGGCGTTGGAGGAAAAAAACAAAGGTGCCGGGGTCCGGACGCTTGCGGGCAAGGCGGCTAAAAAAAGACCGGCGGAGTATGGATCCAAGAACAAGCTGGTTACCAGCGAGCGGGCGGAGGAGTTGCGGGCCAAGCTGCGGGCCAAGCTCAACCAGCTTTCGGCCGGCATCGACCCCGAGCTTTTGGCCTGGGGCACGGAGCTTGCCGTCTACCATGTCGAGGCCGGGGCGCGGAAGTTCGGCGATTTTGCCAAAGCGATGATTGCCGACTTGGGAGAGAAGGTCAAGCCGTTCTTGCGGTCGTTTTACGAAGGGGCGCGCTATTTTCCAGGTGTCGAGGAGATGGCTAAGGAGATGTCGCCGGCCGACGAGATCGCCGCAGCGCAACTTGAAGCGACCGAAACCGCTGAAAAACCCTCCGCCGTTACCACTTTGACCGGCAAAAAAGCCCCTAAGAAAGACTTGACGCCGGCGCCGGCAAGTACTACGATTGATAAAAAACAGGAGGTTTCTTATGAACAGCCTATTCAGGGCCAGGGTGCTGCATCTGCTCAACTGCTACCCGCAGGAGACGGCGGAAAAGTTCCAGGCCGACCGAAAGACGCTGTTTACGGAGATCAAGGAAGCGACGGCGCCGGCCTTCCGGCACCGGGCCAGGCTCAAGGAACAAGGGGAGTTGAACCAGATAGAAATCGAGGAGATCGTGCAGAACATGGTGTCCCCGACCGACGTGCCGGAAGCCGATCCCATCGACGAAGACCTGCAGCTCCAGATCTGGGAGTGGGCCCGGAACCCGCCGGAAGCAAACGAGAGTTAGCCCCGCCAGACCGCAATCACGTCATCGCGCCGGATGACGTGATTGTGCCCCCCGGCGTCGAGGGCAAGATCAAGGCCAATATCGATGCCATCCAGCTTTTAAAGCTGCTCCAGCAGGAAGACCGCAACCCCGCCCCGGATGAAAAGAAGGTCCTGGCCCGCTACACGGGTTGGGGGGCGTTTGCCCAAAAAGTCTTCAACCGCGATTTCACCAGGTACCTCAAGCGCGACGCGCATATCTCCCCGGATAACTATTTTTATGCGGATCGGGGCAAGGCCTACCTTGCCTGGAAGGAAAAATACGGACAGAAGTTGCACCCGGCCCCGGGCGGTCTGCTGACCCCGGAAGAGTGGGATTCGGCCGAGCGTTCGACGATCAACGCCCACTACACGTCGCGCGAGGTGATCGATGCCATGTGGGCCATGGCGCGGCGCCTGGGGTTTGCCGGCGGCACGGTGCTGGAGCCGGCGGCCGGGGCGGGGCATTTTTTCGGGTTGATGCCGGACGATCTATCCGCTAAAAGCAGCCTGTTCGGGGTCGAGATGGACAGCATTTCCGGCGGCATCCTAAAAAAGCTCTATCCCCAAGCCAATATCCAGATCAGTCCCTTTGAAAAATCAAAGGGCATTTTGGATAACTCCATCGATCTTGCCATCACCAACGTGCCTTTTGGCGACATCAAGGTGTCCGACAAGCGCCACCCGGAATACGACGGGTGGAAACTGCACAATTATTTTTTGGCCCGGTCGCTTTCGGCCGTCAAGCCGGGCGGGATGATGATCGCCATCACGTCCAACTGGTCATTGGACGCCAAGGCCGCCGGACCCGCGCGGGGCTATCTGGCCGGCCAGGCGGACCTGATCGGTGCGTTGCGGCTGCCCAACACGGCCTTTGCGTCCAACGCGGGCACCGAAGTAGTGACCGATATCCTGATTTTGCGCAAAAAAGATTCGACCGCGACCTCGGGCGGTGAAGACTTTCGCACCACATTGCACTTGGAAGGGCCGGCCGCCGAAGAAGCCTATCAGCGGATGGAAGCGGCGCGCGCGGCGCTTAACGAAATCGAAGCGCGCAAGCCGGCCAAGGACGCCGGTAAAAACAGCAAGGCGCGCTACAATGAGGAACGGGACAAGGCGAAAGGGGAGCTTGACAAGGCGGTCGATGAAATCCGCAGGCTGCACCCGGTAAACGAGTATTTTCACCGGCACCCCGAGATGGTCCTTGGCAAACACGCCATGAGCGGTTCGATGTACGGCAGTGATACCTATACGGTGGAGCCGACCGGAAAATTGAGCGAGCAGTTGGCCGCGGCCATCGAGACGTTGCCCGAAAACATTGCCGGCGAGGGCACGAGCCTGGCCGGAATCGAGAAGGTCGAAATCGCCGAACTTTCGGCCAAGGAGGGCACCCTGACGATCAAGGACGGGCAGGTGCGCCTGATCGAAAACGGACGGCTGATCCACCCGCAGTATGCCAACAGCAAGGGCGAGATGCAAAAGGTCAGCCCGGCCCAGATGCAGCGGGTCAAGGCCTATCTGGATATTCGGGACCTGACGGTGCGGCTCTTTGCCGCCATGAATGCCGAATCGGCCACGGATGACGAAATCGCCGGGCTGCAGCGCGATCTTAACGACCGCTATGATGCCTTTGTCGCGAAGTACGGCCGGTTCAACGGAAATACGGCCAATTCCTTTTTAAGGAAGCTGGATAACGATTTTGCCGTCGTGGATGCGCTGGAAGTCGAAGCCCCCGGCGACGGGGAGGCGATACGGTACGAAAAGGCGCCGGTGTTCGAAACGCGAACCATTTACCCGTTTGTCGAGCCGGATACCGCCAGCGGCATCGAGGACGCCGCCAGCCTGTCGATCATCTACCGCGGCGAGCTTTCGCCTTATTACATCGCCGATCTGCTGGGCGAGACGGATTTTGAAAAAATCAAAAAAGACCTGGTGGAAAAAGGCCTCGGGTTCATCAACCCCGCGACCGGGCTCATTGAGCCGCGGGATCTGTATCTTTCCGGCAATGTGAAGAAAAAGCTCGCCCGCGCGCGGCTTGCCGCCGAAGATGACCCGTCTTTTACCGCCAATGTCCAAGCGCTTGAAAAGGTCATTCCCCCCGACCTTGATATCGAGTTCATTACTTTCCGGCTCGGATCGAGTTGGGTCTTGCCCGGCGCGGTCGAGGACTTCATGCAAGATGTCCTGGAAGTTACGGCCGAGGTGTCCCGCCGCAACACCGAAACCGGCGCCGGCTGGAGCTTGAAGGTAAAAGGCGGCCAATACGGGGTCAAGAGCCGCGAGACCTTCGGGGACCGCAATTACCGGGCCGACGAGCTGGTCGAAATGTCGCTCAATCTGCATCATCCCAGGGTGATGAAAACCGATGCGAACAAGCACACTTACGAAGATAAGGACGCATCCAAGGAGGCGGAACTCAAACGCAAGGAGTTGAACGAGGAGTTCGTGCGCTGGGCCAAGACCCATCCGAAATGGGGCAAGGAACTGGCCAGGGTCTACAACGAGGAGAAAAACGGCACGATCCTGCGGCGGCATAGCGAGCCTGCCATCGATTACTACCCGGGTGCCGCGCGAGGCATCAAGCTTCGCTCTCTTCAAAAGATCGCGGTTTCGCGCGCGTTGCAGGAATCGGTGCTTTTGGCGTATGGGGTCGGCACGGGCAAGACCATAATTTTAATCACCACGGCCATGGAGATGCGGCGCATCGGCACGGCCCGCAAGCCGGTGATCGTGGTCCATAACCAGACCATCGATCAGTACCGCAACACTTTCAAACTGCTCTATCCTTCCGCCCGGGTGCTGATTCCCGATATGGACCAGCGTTCTTCCAAGATGCGCAAGAAAACCCTGGTGAGCATGGCCACGGGTAACTGGGACGCCATCGTGCTGCCCCAGTCATTTTTCGACGGCATCGCCAACGACCCCGGCCGGGAGCGGGCCTTCGTGGATGAGCAGTTGGCCGCCATCGAGGATGCCATCGAGGATGCCAAGGCCGGCGAGGGGGGTGACTCGTTTACGGTCAAGGACCTGGTGAAGCTCATGGAGCGCAAGCGGCAGAAACTGGAAGCGCTGTTGGACCGGCGCAAGGATGAGGTCTTGACCTTCGAGGAGATGGGGATCGATGCCATTTTGATCGACGAGGTCCATTCTTACAAGCGCAGCGAGTTTTACACCCGGTTGAACAAGGTCAAAGGGATCGACAACGGATCATCGCAGCGCAGCACCGGGTTGATTCTGAAGGCCGAATTCGTGCGGCAGAAGACCGGCGGCAAGAACGTGATCACGGCCACCGGCACGCCGATATCAAACACCCTGGCCGAATTGTGGACCATGTTGCGCTATGTGCGTCCCGACCTTTTGAAGGAATACGGTGTTGCGCAGTTCGACAGCTTTGCTACGGATTTTGGCGATGTCGTGGAGGACACCGAGGAGACCGCATCGGGTTTTCGCGAGGTCGAACGATTTGCAAAATACATCAATGGCCCGGAGCTGCTGTCGATGTTTTTTTCCGGGGCCGATGTGCGCCTGACACGGGATGCCAACCTTGCGCTGCCGAAGATTGCGGGGGGCAAACCGACCATCGTGGTCAACGAAAAAAGTCCCGAGCTGACGGCCTTTGTCAAGGGCATTATCGAACAATGGCGGGCATGGGAGAAGCTACCCGGGCGTGAAAAGCGCAAGCAACGGCATGTTCCTTTGACCCTTTACAACCAGGCCAAGAAGGCCGCGGTGGATTTGCGGCTGATCGACCCGGATTACTACCCGGACGAACCCACCAGCAAAACCAATGCAGCCGCCAAAAAAATACACGAAATTTGGGAAAGAACCAAATCCGCGCGCAGTACGCAGATCGTTTTTTTGGACCTGATCAAGGATGACGCAAAAAGGCCCAAGTTCAATTTGCATCAAAATTTGAAGCAAAAGCTGGTGGCCTTGGGCATACCGGAAAAGGAGGTGCTGCTCTTTTCCGAGACCGGCACCAACGAAAAGCTGCAAGCGCGCATGAAGGAGCAAATCAGGAAAGGCGAAGCGCGCGTGATCGTCGGCACCACGGCCAAGCTGGGCATCGGCGTGGACATCGCTAAAAAGCTGAAGGCGGCCCATCATATGAACGTGCCGGACCGGCCGATGGACATCGAGCAGCGCGACGGCCGTATCGTCCGCCAGGGCAACGAGAATGAGGAAGTCGAGATCTATCATTACTGTACGAAGGATACCCTGGATTCGGTCATGTTTCAGCGCCTGATGCGCAAGCAAAAAGGGGCCGACCAGGTGCTGACGGGCGATATTTCTGGCCGGGACTTCGATGACCCGTTTTCGGTCGAGCAGGCGACCTTCGGCGAGTTTGCCGCGGCGGCTTCGGGCAAGGCCGGAAAACTGCTGTTCGAAAAGACCGATTTGCTGCACAAGCAGCACAAGTACCAGATCGCCGAGCAGAGCCATGTGCGCCGGGTGTCCGCGGCCCGGCGCCAGGCGGCTGAACTGCCGGAGAAAATCGAGCGCCTCGCGGCCGAAAAAAACACGGCGACCGGCGTGGCGGATTATATCGAGACGCATTTTGCCGGGCACAAGGTTGTTGAGCTGACCATCGACGGCGAAACATTGCCGCGCAAGGAGGCGTTTGCCAGGCTTGCCGGGAAAATCGAAGCCATCGTGGCCGGCTGGCGGGCGCAATTTGTCGGCAAGCCCATGGGCGATTTTAAGAAGGGCGCCCCTTCCGGCATGCACGGGCCGGAATTGGTCGAAGCCATTGATTTTGCGATGGGAGATTTTGCCGTCAAACTGGCGTTTTCCGCCCGCACGAACTACGATCGCGGTGCCAAGCCATCCACGCCGCTCGCGTTTTACACGGTGGAAAAGGACGATGGCACGGTGCAGGAGCGGCCGCTGCAAAACGCTTTTTTTGTCGTATCGCATAAGGGACGGCGGCTGGACAGCCGGCAGGTATCCGCCAACACCCTACCCGGGGCGCTGTCCAGGCCGTTTAACGAGTTCTTGGAGGCGGCGGCCGATCGGCCGCGGTATCTCCAGGGACGGATGGACGAAGCACAAAAAGAGTTGGCCGAGTTTTCCGCCATTGCCAAGGAGAAATTCCGCTACGGGGACGAATTGAAGCAGATCCGCCGGCGCATCGCGGCCATCAACCGCGAACTGACGCAACTGGATGAGGGCGGGCAAGGTGAGCCCGGCGATGAGGTGACACCGGCGCGGGTCAAGCCCGAGGAGTCACCGCAATTTGCCATTTCCCGGCCGGGGGAGGTTCGATCCGGCGAAGTGACTTTAAGCGACGTGCAAGCCGCCTTTCCCGGCCAGGCAGTGGGCGTTTCAGTCAATGATCCGGATGTGATTTGGGTCAGGCTGGCCAATGGCCGGGGGATCGAGATCCGCAAGGTTGACAAGATCGACCCGAACCGTGTTGCCGTCAATCTTGGATATGGGGCGATGGCAGATGACGGCGTGCTGGTTGCCGGCAGATACCAGGATGGCACCATCGAACTGTCCCGGCACCTTGCCGACCGCTGGATACTGACCCATGAGAGCGTGCATTTTCTGGAAGACGCCGGATTGATCACGCCGCGCGAGGTGGCCGCGTTGCGCCAGCGCATCAAGCAGCTTAGCGCCAACGGAAAGTGGAGCGCCCTGAATAAAAAGGACATCGGCGGGCCGGAAGACCGGGCCGCCTGGGTAGCCGAGCAGCTTAAAAAACGCGCGGCGGTGTCCGGGATCGTGGGCAAGACTTTGCAGAGGATTGCCGATTTGATCGATGCCCTGGCCAATCTGGTGCGGCGGTCGGTCTCGGCCCGTTCCGTGGTGCGCGGAATTGAGAGCGGGAGCCTTTTTAGCCGGCCGGCGGACGGATCGGAGAGTGCCCTGCGCGACAGCATGCCGCAGTACGCCCTGGTGGCCGCCCAGCCGTCCGGGCCGGCGGTGACGGCGGAATTGGAGAAGGACCGCAGCTTCGCCAACAAGCTGTTCGAGATGGCCGACCAGGCGCGGCAGAATGTTAGCGTGATGACCGCCAAGCTGCAGGAACAGGTCCAGACGCTGGCCGGGCCGGCCAGCCGCAAGCGGATCCATCTTGGCATCGGCTACCGGCCCAAGATCAAGGAGTCGATGCAAAGCCGGCTATTGGACCAGGCCCTGTTTTTTTATCGCGATGCCGGCGGAGACATGTCCAAGATCGATGGTTTTAAAAAAACGGCCGCGCTGCAGCTCGAAGATAAGGAGATCTCGGGTGCCCGAAGGGTTTATCTCCAGGGGGTGGTCAAGGCTCTGGATTTGGCCTCTCAATTGACCGACGAGCAGAAGGCGTTTGCCGACCGGATGGGCGAGCACTTCGAAGCGGCTTACGATCTGGCGCGTGATCACAAGGTGGTGCAAAGCCATGTCGATAACTACGTGCGGCGCATCTACCGTAAACGTCCGGGAGAGGACGGGGTTAACGTCATGTCGGGCTGGAGCGGCCCCGGTCATGGGTTCAAGACGGCCCATGGCGCGGCCCGGCCGCGGACTTACGAGACGGCCCTGGATGCCATTGCCGACGGGTACGAACTGGCCGTGTCCGGGATCACCAATTCCTACCATGAATATATGAAGGAGCTGGTCACGGTATTGGCCAACCGGGCCTTCATCCAGCGCGGGGCCGGCACGAAGGACGCCTCCGGCCGCAGCCTGTTTACCACCAACACCAGCCGGGTACCGGGCTACGAGAACTACCGCGAGTTGAAGGCCGAGGGTTTTGCCGTGTGGCAACTGGCCGGGGCGGCCGAGGCCGTTGACATGACCGGCCTCGGTGGCGTGCTGGAGACCAATTCATGGGGCAAGAAGGTCTTTTTGGCGCCCCCCGAGCAGGTGCCCGAGACCTGGGCGGTCTTTGCCGATGCCACGGCCACCCGGGCCGCCAGGGTATTTACCGACGAGCGACAGGCAAAGACTTTTGCCGACGAGCAGGGCTACGCGCGCATCGAGCACCGTCCGGCCACGGAGGTTTCCAAGCTGTTTCAGAAGCAAAAGCTTTATGCTCCGGCGTCCCTGGCCGAGATGATCAATAAGATGACCGCCAGCGACCCCTTGTTTGCCAATACGCCGGTCTTAAAGCTGCTTTCGCGGTTCAACTCATCCATCAAGGGCTGGGTATTGATGTCCTCGTTTTTTCACCACCTGGCCGGCGCCAGGAGTTGGGTGTTCGGCGTGCATCACGGTTGGGGCCGGGGCAAGTATGTGGCGCTGTCCGGTGACGGGGACCGCGTGATCGGCGAGTTTGCCGGAAAAGACGAGGCCCGGCAGGCGGCCGGGGTTGACGGCATCGTGCTCGCTCCGGCCAAGGCCGCGCCCTTTCGGGCGTACAAGGCGGGCCTGGACAAAGTGTTCGATCTGCATCCCTTGATCAGCCTGGGCGTGCGGCAGGGGTTGACCCTGGGAGAGATGCAGGATTGGTCCGACGAGATCCTGGCCCGGGACCCTGGCATAGCCGAGCGGATCGCCGCTCATTTTGGATGGGACAAGGCCACAGACATGATCGCGCGCGGCAAATTCATGCGCGAGCGCTGGACCAACTCGTTGTTCAAGCGGTATTTCGCCGGGCTTAAGGCCGAGGCTTTTTGCGTGGAGTACGTGCATGAATTGGCCAAGGCCCAGGATTTGCATCATGCCGGCGCCGCGGCGCCCGATCCGGACCTGATTGCCGAGCGGGTGGCGCGGTTGATCAATGAGGACTTCGGCGGGCTGCACTTAAAGCGCATGGGCCGCAACCCGACGTTGCAGATTTTGTCGCGGCTGATGCTGCTGGCGCCAGACTGGACCGAGAGCAATTTTCGCATGGTGACCGGCATGATTCCAGGGCTGAACGAGAAGATTTCAAAGGCCATCGGCGACGTGGCCCCGACTCCGGGTATGGCGCCGATGTATCGCAAGTTCATGGGCCGGGTGATTTTGCGCATTGCCGTGTCCACGATCATTGCGCAGTTATTGCTAAACGGCAAGGACGATACGGAAAAGCACATAGACGAGCAACTGCGCGCCGGCAATTGGAGCAAGTTCCGCTGGACCGAGATCGATATTTCCAAGCTGTACCGCATGCTGGGTATTGAACTTGACGGTGAGCGCAAGACCTTTTCCTTGGGCGGGCATTTCTTCGACCCGTTGAAACTTTTGGATCCGGTGAAATTGATCAAGGGCAAGGCCTCGCCCTTCATGCGGGCCATGGGCGCCGGATTTTCGGGCAGTGACTGGGCCGACCGGCCGTTTACCGGGGCAGGCGAGCTTTTGACCACGGGCAAGACGGTCAAGAAGTCGTCTCACGAACCGATCGAGTCGGGCTTCAACCGGTTGCCGTCCGTGGTGGTCAACCAGGCGATCAACATGCAGCCGATTCAAGTGGGCCAAATGCTGCGCTTTTTGCAGGGCGAAGAGGACGGGCTTTCGGCCCTGTTGCACAGCGCCGGCATACACGTGGCCACGGCCTGGCAACCGAAGCTGGCCACGCCCATCGAGGCACCCGCGGTTGCCGGCAAGGGCTTTGCCGAGATCGAGCGCCTGCAGAAGGGTGGTATTTTGCGCATGGGCCCGCCATCCCCCAACATGACCATCGGCGGCGTGCCGCACAAGATGGACAAGGCCCAGTACCGGGAGTACCTATCGCGCTCGTCGGCCGATGCCGCCGCGCGCATCGAAACGCTGGCCGCCTCCGGCATTTACGCAAAGTGGGACGATGCCACGCGGGCGCGCAAGATCGCGCGCATTATCGAAAACGCCCGCGCCAGGGCTCGCAAAAAGGTCAGCCGGCAGCTTCGCGCGACCCAGCGCTGACTTGTCAAGTCCTTTTTTTTCATCCTACCGGACTCCATGGGGTTCCATGGAGTCCTACCGGGCAACCGATCCCGCCATGCTGCTTTTTCGTGCGTGTTAAAATAAGGCGAAGTCTTCGAACTTAACCTAACTTTACCCAACAAGGAGGCTTGCCCGCCATGCCGCTGAACATGCACACCGTCGCCTATCCTTTTGAAAAAAGCGATCTTATCCAGGTCATTGTCTATGACGCCAGCGATCGGCCGGAGTACATCGGATATGCCACCCCGGGCACTTCCAAGGCCACCGCGGGGTGGCAGATCCGCAAGCTGACCTATGACGCCGGCGGGCTTGTAACCGATACCCAGTTTGCCTCCGGGTCAAACCTCTACGACAAGGTTTGGAACGATTATGCGGGCTACAGCTATAGCTAAAGAGGAGGTGCGATGAAACTCGCAAAGATTTTTATAATTTTGCTGGCGTTGGCGTTTGGCGCGGGGGAGTGTTTTTGTGGTCAGGTGTGGGTTGATCCTCTGACGGGTCAGACTCATAGTCTTCCAGATCACGCGAAGTTTGAATCGGTAACCGTTAGTGGGGCTCCGGTTATCATTAGTGTACCATCAAGCTATCGTTTCGCCGACGATACGGCCAGGGACACATATTTCGCCGCCAACCCGGCGGAATTGATTGAATCGGTACGGGTAACATCGAATGGTGTGTACCAGGTTTACGAGGACAGCGCATGGACATCCTATGTTGGCGTGCAGCAAGGACCAGCCGGTGCCGCCGGGACGCAATGGCACGCCGGGGCTGGCGCTCCAGCGGCCGGCGTCGGAAATAACGGCGATTTTTATATAGATACAACGAACCACGCCTATTACGGTCCCAAGGCTGCTGGGACATGGGCCGGGCTTGGTCCGTACAGCCTGCAGGGGACGCAAGGCATTCAAGGCGAGCAAGGTATTCAGGGCGAGCAAGGTATTCAGGGCGAGCAAGGTATTCAGGGCGAGCAAGGATATGGGATAGATCAAGCATCTGACTGCTCAAGCACAACTGAGGGATGGTGCCAGGATACAGACGACGGTACCCTATATTTATATCATTCCAGCGCGCTAGTTATGACAATTACACCGTCTGGAGTGAGCACGGTAGCGAAACAAAGCGGAGTTGCCGGTGATTTCGGTCTTTACGAAGCCAATAGTACCGACACTCACACCGCAGGAAGGCGCGGGCCGGCCAGCATTACCGGTGACGGCGCTTATCGCGGTCAGTACGCCAATGCAGGACCCGCCGAAGCGTCCATTGAGGTGTGGGGTGCTCAAGGAAGCGGCACTGGTACGGCAGCAGACCCGTACATCCACCAAGTACCGTTTATCACGCTCGACCCTCTTTTTCAGGTTTCTGGCTCGGCACTGACGTTCAAATCGACAGCCAGCCCCAACATGGCTGGTATTTCTTTCGGTGCCAACCCGTCTGTTGCCGGCGGCGGCGGCCCGCGACTTGGCAGCAATATGGCCATTTACTGGAAAGCGGCCTCGGGGGATGATATCCCTATGGCCGTAGATGGTTCCGATATAGTTCAGATCGGCCAGAATTCTTCCGGCATCAACTTAAACAGTGCTCCGGTAACGGGTGCGGCGATTGACGCCAACGGCACCGGCAACGTCCTGAAGGGTTACGGGTATATCACCCTATCAACCCCGAATGTTTACGCATCCGGTGTGACACAGCAGACAACGGTAACGGCTCGAAGCTACGGCCAAGCGCTATTTGCCGATGACGCGGACGTTGCTACCAATTACGTTGAATATATCCTCGAAGTCCCGCGCGATTTGGATACTTCCGTTGATTTAGTAGCTTGGTTCAGCTTTGTGCTTTCCGATGCAGATACTGCGGATCATGATTATGTGATTTCTATGATCGATATTGCGGCTTCGGCAGATAACGGCACGGCGGTAGGCGATGCAATCAACCTTAACTATACCGCAGATGGTTCTGGGGCCTCAGGTGATGTTGAAACTGCCGGCGGAAACACATTGACCGGATGGGCGGCTGCTCTCACTCCTGGGTCCAAGTGGGTAGTTCGGATTGCCCGCGACGGCGACAGCGCCAATGATGGATCAATAGTAGATAGTATTTCTGGGCCTTTAACAATTCGATACGGCTTTACTCAATAGGAAGTAGGGATGAAAAAAATATATGGTGTTTTCGCCGCGCTTTTCATCTTCGCCGCTTGCTTTGGTGGATTTGGCTACAGGGTAATCGGCGGAGTGGTGGCTGTAGATGGTGGGGGGTGCTCAGGCAGTGGCACCCTCGGGCAATCGATATCATCCGGGTATCCAACTACTGCAAATAATACTCTATATTACACCCAATTCACCGCTACTGCCGGAGCCGCAAACTATATCCATGTCTATGCGAACTACCTTGATAACTATGGTGTTAACACAGCAGTTTACACCACCGCAGGAGTAAAGCTTAAAGAATATTACACGGCAGACGCCGGGGCGGATGGCTGGAAGCATTGGCAGTTGCCATCTGAGCTATGTCTGGCCACGACAAATTATTTAGTCGGGATAACCCACACCAGGGCCACCAGCGCGCGTATGTACCGCAACCCATCGGCAACCGGGTATACAATAAAATTCATAGCCATGCCGTGCGACTCATCTCTTGAAAACTTTGACCCAGACAGCGCCTCCACACTCGAATCCAACGCAGCCATAACAATTACTGTAAACAACTCGGCGGATACACCGTGATAAAAAAGCTTTTACTTATTGCCGTTCTGCTTGTTTTCTCACCAGTTGTAAACGCAGCAACCTATTGGGTTGATGATAATGGAGGCGCATCATGGGCTAATTGTGACGGAGAAACACCTTTATCAGGGGCATCGGCTTGCTCGATAGCGACCGCCCTGGCAAACGCAGACGATGACGATATCATTAATTTCAGGGCGGGAACCTATGTTGCGCCTACGGTTACGCCATCTGGAGACGGCAATAGGCCGTCATTTTATCCAACTAATAGTGGTTCGTCCGGCCATATTATTACCTTCCAGAGGTACACAAACGAGGTAGTAATATTTGATAACTCTGCAAATGCAGGGTCTTCTTCAACAGTCCCTACGTTCGGTACCTATGGGCAGAATTACATAACCTTTGATGGGTTTCAGGCCGCCGGAGAAAAGGACGCTGGTGGAATTGCGAAAGCCGCTACTTCTGACGGATCATCTTATGTCACCTACAAGAACTGCCAGCTATCCGGGGCTGCAACTGGAACCAGCAATACTGCATCGATTCGTATTGAAAACTGCGATCATATTACGATTTACAATAACTATCTTTTCGATAATGGGCGTAGCGGGGATCAGGCAACCGGTGTAAACCCATCTGGAGTAGAAATATATGATAGTGATTATATTGATATAATTCAGAATACAGTTACAAATTCGGTTACTGGATTTTACCTTAAGGATAATATCGCCCACGTTACTGTAGAGAGGAATTTTATCTCCGGTAACATGATAAACGGGATTCTTGAGAACTCCAAGGGGCCTGATTGTGAGTATAATATAGTCCGATACAACGTGATCAATGTAATCACGTTGGCTTTTGGGGATGTTGATCAGAACGGAAGCGCTGGCGGGCATTCCTATAGTCTAACGATAAGCAATAACACGATCAGATCTGCCGACCAGGGAATAAAGTTTGATCCTGGCAGCGAAGTGTTGTGGTCAATTGATATGGACACATACAATAATATTGTCGTAATGACTGCAACCAATAAGGATTACATTAGGGTGCCGGCCGCTGCAATGATGAACAACCCAGTGATTAACAATAACATTTTTTATGGTGGATCTGGAAATATTTTTGAAATCGCTTTTACCGAATATACCGATCTTTCGGCCTGGAAAACTGCCACAGCGTCCCACACCGTCGCCGCGGGAGGATTCGACGAGAATTCAACAATCGACGATCCAGAATTCGACCCGGACGATGGCGTTCTCGACTACGATGAGCCGGAAGATGTAAAGCTTGGAGGATCAAGCCCTGCCCTGGGCGCTGGCCGGGCAGGCGCTGATATTGGGGCTTGGGTTACGGGTGTCACTCAAATAGGATACAGCGGGGACGGTCCTCCTCCGGAAGACCCAACTGCGCCCACGACCATCCGGGGCATTGTTAGGTCTGGTTATGTGGCTAATTAAAATAATAAGGAACGATATGTATCCGCATGATAAGGTTATCACCTGGAGCCCGTAATGTGGCGAGACTGTTTTGACTTGGCATTGTCTCAGACGCTTGAAAACGAGGGGGTTGGATCGGACGATCCCCATGATCCGGGCGGGCTGACGCGCTACGGGATTTGTAAGTCGGCGCATCCGGGGCTGGATATCGCCAATCTGACGGTCGAGACTGCCAGGCGGATTTACCAGACCGAATATTGGAAGGCCGGCGGGGCCGACCGCATCCTTTCGTTCGACATCGCCTGCAAACATTTCGATTTGTGTGTCAACCTGTGGGTGCCTACAGCCTGTCGGCTGCTGCAGCGGGCGTGCAATAGTTTGGGCGCAGAGTTGAAGGAAGACGGCCTGGCCGGACCCAAGACCCTGGGCGCGGTCAACCGCTATCCTCACCCCGAGGCGCTTTTAATGGCCTATCGGATAATGGCCGGGCGATATTATTTAGAGCTTGGAAAACCATTGTATATTGCCGGCTGGCTGGCGCGGCTGGCCAGGTAGACCGAAAGGAGGCCCGAAGAGGTGGCATTGACGAAAGAAGATAAGCAGCAGATCACCGAAACGATCCGCGCGGCCTTGGAATCCGGGTGTTTGTGCGGGCTGGACACGGACGGGTTAAACGAATTGCCGCACCTGATGGGCATGGTGCGCGACCAGGGTGATGGCAACTACGCCAAGGGTATCGAGCAGATGCGCTTGTCCTTGCAGGTGCTCTATCGGATGCGCAAGGTCGGCGAGCGGCTCGGGTTTGCCATTGTCTTGTTGATCGTTACGGCCCTGACATCCGGGGTGTTGGCCGCCGTGTGGAAGGGGATCAAGCTGATGGCAAAGCAAAGCCCGTGAGGCAGGCGCGTGTGCAATTGATCTGCGCGGCCTGCGCTACGAGTACCGGATTAATGCCGTTAATGCGCCCCGGTTGCGCGCCCTGCGTTATCCTTGCCGGCATTGCGGGGAACGCCGGCCGCTTGTGCGAAAAAGAAAGGAGTGTTGATGGACTGGAAAGACGTTGCCAAAAAGGTCAGTGAATTTGCGCCTTTGCTGGGGACCGTTATCGGCGGTCCGGCGGGGACGGCTGCCGGCGGAGCGATCGCACTGTTGTGCAGCGCGCTGGGGATCAAAGACGAGGACGCCGACCCGCAGCGGGTGTTGGAAGCGATCATGGCCGATCCGCAGTCCTCGATGAAGCTGCGCGAGGTCGAATACCGGCACCAGGAAAAGCTGCAGGAGCTTTCCTTGGCGTCCGACGGCCAGGTCCTTTACGACCGGCAGAGCGCCAGGGCCTCGGCCACCGAGCAGGTCAAAGCCACCGGGACGCGTGATGTGGCCATGTACGGGCTGGCGGCCGTGATCGTGGTCGGGTTTTTCCTGCTGACGGTGGTGATGATGGTGCGGCCGTTGCCGGCTGGATCGACCGAAGCGGTGTTTCTGCTTTTCGGCGCGCTTTCCGGGGCGTTCGGGTCGGTGGTGGCCTATTTTTTTGGCAGCAGCAAGGGCAGCAGCGACAAGACCGCATTGCTGGCCGCCAGGAAGGATCAGTAGGCCGTGGACGGAAAAATAATCGCCATATCCGGATCGCACGGCACGGGCAAAACCACGGCGGCCTATGCGCTGGCGGCCGAGCTGAAGCGCAGCCAGGCCGGCGAGGTGGGCGTGGTGTGCGAGGTGGCCCGGCGGTGTCCCCTGCCCGTTTACCGGATCGGCCACAACGCGACCACGCGCCAGGCCCAACTTTGGGTATTCGTCGAGCAGGTGCGGGCCGAAATCGAAGCCGTGCAGCGCTACGAATGGGTGGTCAGCGACCGGACGATCGTCGATTCCATCGCCTATAGCTCCGTAGCCGGCTTTCACGACCTGGCCTTCGGGCAGCTTTCCCTGGCGCGGCACCATGTGTCGATCTACGAGCGAGTTATATTCCACGGCGCCGCGGATAATCCCTACTGCACCGACGACGGCTTCCGGGACCAGGACCTGACGCTGCGCTGCGAGGTGGAGCGGCGCTTGCTGGAACTGTACGCCGAGCTGGGAGTGGAGGTGGAGCGCCGGCGGGTGTAACACTCCACCCTCTCCGCCCCCTATTTATGAGCGCGCAGGTAGTTCAAGGCGGCCTGTTCTATCGATCTAATCACATCGGCAAGACGGGCTCAACGTGCCGTCACAACATTTTGTTCTGCCGGTGAAATCATCGCACCCGCACTCGCCGTCATGATACGAGCAGCAGCCGCGTCCGGCCAGAATGACATTCTCATCCGAAGGCGATTCCATGCAAACGCCGTCGGATTTGTCCTGGTAAATGTCAGGAAGATCGCTGGCAATGGCTGAGATTGGAAGCAAGGCGAGCAAGAGTGCGAACACAACCACGGATTTTGACATATACCCTCCTTTTTTTCAAAGCAAGAACCAAGGTATTTCCCTTTTACTAATCCCGCCTATCCATCGCCGCTATTGCTTAAGGATTACAGGCTTTACATGGTCTATAGCCAGCGGTGATGGCCTCATCCCTGCCGCTAAAAGAGGCAGTGCATGCCTTGCAATTAAAGTGCTTGCATCCTGCGCTATGAAAGATATGGGATTGGGTGTTACCATGATATATCGTTTCGGTTGCGGGTGAGTTGCTATCGAGACCAGGCACGCTATTAGAAGTGCTCTTCCTTGTCCTGCTGACCCAAGGCGCGACCGGATTTTTTTGGGACCATAGGCCAATTCCGCTTTCTTTTGCAGCTTGCTCCATTTTAATCCAGTCGGAACAAAACTGAGCCTTGCAGTATTTGCTATATAACCAGGCATAGCCTGCTCGCAAAATGCTTTCATTCAGGCTTTCTTCGTTTGGTGCGGCATAAATTACCGCAACCGTTCGGGCATACCTGTCATGGTCTATGGGTACTACGGTTACCATTTTTCCAAACACTTGACCGGACGTAAAAGACTTGGCCTTCTTCCCGAAATCTTGCCCAATTTCAGGCGAGTCAATTCCATAGAGCCTAATTTTTTCGCCAATGCCGCCATTTAGCACCGTTATGGTATCCCCGTCTGAAATGCCGACAACCTTTCCTTGCCAAGAGTCGTCACACCATCCTTTTGTAGTCGTGGAAAGTGATAAAATTATTGCAAAAATTACACTAACAAAAAGCGTTTTCAATCCGTTAGAATTTTGCATTTATTTACCTTGATGAATTAACCCACCACGGGAATTGTTGCTGAATTTCTGATAGGGATTTATTATAGCTATCGTCACTTGCCCCAGACAACCGCATGGTAACAAAAAGAAACGCGATTTCGATGGGGATATTTCTATTGCTATTTATTGAATAGAAGGCATCGAACCCTTCAATGATTCTGTCATTTTTGTATTCTGTAAAAAGTTTACTATTGATCAGGTATGATTCGTGAGCTTTTCTGCGACAGTCATCCCATAAATGGCCAGTTATTTGGTTATAAGTTTCAGCCCTACCGGAAGAAAAGCCAGCCAAAAATATCGATTTTTCTAGCGCGCTTAAATTATGCCAGTAATCGGCCCAGGACCATTTATCAGCGAATGAAAATGGAACGGCCAATAGGAAATAAAAGATAAAAGCCGAAAATAGCATCGATCCTTTCGCAATAATCAATTGAGCCTCCATGACTTCGTTTTATTTGAAGCGCACATAGACGATATTCAAGCGTCTCCCCATCACCCGGTCGAGCCGTTTTTTCGGCGGTCCGGCAGCAACCTGCGGTTGATCTTGTCCGGGTTCGAGGTGTCGTCAGCAGCGCCACGGCGTTGCGCGATGCGGCGCTCGGGCCGACGCTGGATATCGCGGGCTTTCTTCAGCCCCTTGACCATCCCCCTGATGTAAGCCGCTGTCTCCTGGAAGGCCAGAGGGTCCATCCGTTCCAGTTCCAACAAATCTGCATTGATGTTCTTGGCGGCTGATTTGTCCTTGAACTGCTTCAGGATGGCGAAGTGTTCGGATTCAATAACGTTGTCAATTATCTCCGCATCTTCCAGGAGTTGGCAATTAACATCATCTGGCCGCACCATCTCATCATAACGGACGCCAAGAAATTCGCAAATATCCAGGAGCTTCCCGGTGCCCAAATTCTTAGGTGTTTTGCGGCGATTGCTATGAATAAACGCATTCAGCTCTCTTGCTGTGATGCCAATCGATTTGGCAATTTCTGCCTGACTAGGATTTTTGCCAAGGGTGATTTTTCTCAGTTTTTCTCTAAAAATATCAACTGGGTCCATAACATATTTCACTATCACGGTGTACATCGCTTACGCAATGCGCAAAATAAATGCATTTTTGCACTTGACATATACACGTTATTCGTGTATAAGTGCATTTAAAAAGTGCAATAGGAGACAGTGCTCATGCTTAGGCTTCCTTACGGGTTATTAAAAAATATCAAAAAACAAACAGGGATAAAAACTCAGGAGCTTTCCGATTATGCCGGGACCAGAAAACGTCCTGGAAGATTGCGCGCCAAGGTGCTTGAAGATGTGACTGGAGTTACTGCGTGCATCTGGTTGTTTGGTTCCTCCGAAGAGATCAAGCGTGAATTGATAAGAATGAATCAGCTTGATTATTGATAGGTTAAAAAAAACAGCAAAAACGGTCGGGCAAATGAGGGGAGTGAAGATGATGATGGCAATGGCAAACCATCCAATGAGAGTCCCCCGTCCGATCGAAAAAGGTAGGCAAGGGGGTGAACAAACAAAGGGGAAAAGCAGAATGAAGATTGAAAATTGTGTGTTTGGCGGGACCGTGAACATCGAAAAAACTCTCGAAGCTTACCGGGACGCACCCCGGAGCGAGTCGAAAACAGACGGGTGCCAGGTCAAGCTGACCGAGACACAGAAGGCCGCTCTGCGGGCTGTCTGTTCCGAACTGGGAGTCGGACTTTCGACGTTCATCAGCCGTGCGATCGAGACTCAATTGCGGATCCTTCCAATTGAAGAAAGATTGTGGCGGTACGAGCAGGCCGTTGTGGCATTGCTCAGCAGTCTGCCGTGAATTTTTATTCACGGCAAGTTCACCTGTGTTCACCTTGGTGATCTGCGGGGGTCAGCAAGGTGAACCATCAATAAATCAACATGATGGAGGTGATTTTATGCAAGGCGATTTAATGGCATTCAGTTACAACGATCAATCGGTCCGGGTTTTAATGGATGAAGCCGGCAACCCATGGTGGGTGGCCAAGGATGTTTGCGACGTGTTGGGCATAGCCGATTCTTGGCAAGCGTGTGAAAAATTGGATGAGGACGAAAAGCTGAACCGTAAAATATACGGTGCAGGTCAGCAACGCGACGTGACGACCATCAGCGAATCCGGTCTTTACACCCTGATCATGCGCAGCAACAAACCGGAGGCCAAGCCCTTCCGGCGCTGGGTGACCCACGAGGTCCTGCCCTCGATCCGCAAGACCGGCGGCTACCAGGCTCCCCGCCCCTCCTCCCCTCCCCGTCCCGATCAAGTCCCCTTGACCATTCTGGATCGCGATTTCGGCGCCGGCATCCGGGTTTGCCAGCGGGCCGGCATGACGATCGACGAGTGCCGGCTGAAGGCCAACGAGATGGTCAAGGAACTTCACGGGGTGGATGTGCTGGAAATGGTAGGGGTTAAGATTAATCCGCCCGGCGATGCGCCTTCGCCGGTTGCTAAACCCGCGCAACCGGCGAAGGCCTATTCAGAGCCGCGCAAGTTTACGGGCGGCGGTAAAACCCCGCGTGGCTACGCGCAGACACTGGTACAAAAGACCGGCTTTACCCAAAGCTATATTTCAAAGGTGCTCAACGCAAAATCCCGCGCCAGTTTCGACCGCGCGGTCATTTTGTCCAGGGTGTCCGGCATATCCTTGGCCATCTGGATGTCCAAGGATGAGGATTTAATCGGAAAGGCGGTGCAGGATGCCAACTAACCGCTCGGCAAAGACCCGCATCACATTTCTGAACGAGACTATTCCCGCCGTCGATCATGTGCCCGTATGCCTGCGGCAACAAGCCCGCAACAGGCCGGACGCCAGCCGGATGCCGCAGATTGTCATGCGCCTGATATCCGAGGCCATGGGTATGGCGCTGGTTGTGGCCCTGGTCGCCGGCCTCTTCTTTTCGGCCGCGAGTTTGCCGGATGCCGTGCGGCAAGCTCGCGAGCCGGTGTATGCGCAAGTGCCTCCTCCCCGGTAAGGCTTCCGACGGGTAAAGTAGCGGCGGTCCCTTGCATGTTCCAGCCGCCTGCGAACGGAAGCACCCCCGCCGCGCCGCTGCTATCCGGCGGCGCGGCGTTCCATCAGATAGAATGGCCCTCACGATTCGCGAGGGTCAATGCCAACCCAATAGCCGACAAGGAGTACCCATGCGGATATCAGATCTGCAGCACCTTCTGGCCAGCCGGATTCGCTCAAGGGTAATCGGATTCGATGACGTTACGCAAGCACTCAAAGTTGCGTCGCACGCAACTTTGAGTGCCAACGAAAGTTGCGTGCGACGCAACTTTGAGCCTGAAGTTGCGTCGCACGCAACTTTGAGTGCCAATGAAAGTTGCGTGCGGCGCAACTTTGAACGCCCTTGAAAATGGCATTTCGCAATTTGCAAATTGCGAAAACACGAATAGTTAACAGGTGTAAATCAATGGTGTTAACAGGTGCAGGCATCATGGTTAATAAGGGCATAGATCGGGGATATGCCACGTATCTATCAGAGCAGACCGGATACCGAAAGGACTGGGTATCCAGGGTCCTGACGGCCAAGATCAGGCCGAGTTATGAGCGTGCCCTGCTCTTGGCCGAGGTGTCCGGGGTGCCGCTGGCGGTCTGGATGACTAAGGACATGGCGGTGATTGCGGACGGAATTTCACAACATATCAATGGCGCGGCCGATGCCGACGAAGAGGGATGACGCCATGCATCGAGTTATACATCGCGTAAGCCGGCTGGCCATGCGGCAGAGCCCCTGGCAGCGGCTCTGCCTGGCCGTCCTGCTGACGGCGATCAAGGATTTGGGGCGTGGCGAGGATGGTGCCGGCTATTTTTTCGACGAGCGGTTGCATCATTTTTTCTGCGCCTCTGTCCGGCTGGATTACCGGGCCGTGACGTGGTTGCTGATAAAAGAAGGGCTTTTGGCAGCCCGATCAAGAAAGGGGTGAAGAATGGACGAAAAACCGGCGGAAAACGAGACCGCGCAACCGACGATCAGCATATCGCATAACGCTCTTGGCCGGGTGACGATGCGTGACTCCCACCTTCAGGCCGAATGGGTGATGCCCATCCCGGTAGCGGAGGCCATCGGGCGAGCACTGATCAAGCATGCCAAGCGCGCCCGGCGGCAACGACTAAGGGTGGTCCAATGAGAGAGGTTATCTGCCACCAACAAGAGCGGTCGGGCCAGGTGCAGACCACCCGGATCGTCAGCCCCTGGCTGAGGCGCGAAGAGGCGGCGATTTATTGCAATATGTCGCCGGCCTACTTCGACCGGCTGTCCGGGCAGGTCTGTTGCCGGGTCTGCGGCCGGGTAAAATTGTACCACGCGGCCGATCTCGACCGGCTGCTGATACGGGAGAGACAGGATGCGGCGAACCCGGGCGGTTGACGTGATTGTTATCAGCGATCTTTTGTCCATCGATGCGCGCAAGATCGTTGTGCGCGTGGCCGAGACCGGCAAGGCGTTGAACCTGCCCAACCGGGAATATGTACAACTGTGGCCGGGCCGGGTGGTGGTGCCGATGTGGTTGAGCAGAAAAATTCAGATAAAGTCTTCCCCACGTGGGCGTGGATTGAAACATCAGAAAAAGGAGAATTAGATGGAAAGATTCATCGTTTATCACAACGATGCCGACGGCCGGTGCGCCGCGGCCATTGCCGGAAGAGACGGCGATGACAATGGATATGATCCCGTTTACTTTGCCATCGACTACGGGCAACCGGTGCCGCCCTTCGGCTTGCCCAAGGATGACGACCAGTTGTGGATCGTCGATTTTTCGTTTCCCAAGGGCATCATGCTCACATTGGCGGATCTGTTTTCTCCCGATCGCATGTGGTGGTTCGACCATCACCGGACCGCGATCGATTCTCTTTGTGACGATCCCGTGCTTAAAAACCTGCCCGGTGTGCGCCTGGACGGGCTGGCCTCGTGCGCTGCCGTGTGGTGGTACTGCCGCGACCAGATAGCCCTGCTGCCGCCGGTCGCCGTGGACCTGATCGCCGACCGCGATGTGTGGGCGTTTACCTATGGCGACCTGGCCCGGCATTTTTACGAGTGTTACCGGGCCGAAAAGGATACGTCTCCGGCGTCGCCAATCTGGGACCGGTGGTTTAAAATGGACCGTCCCATCCTGGAATCATACGTCGAGGCCCACCTCGGCCGGTATTTGTACGAGACGCGCATCGGCGGCTTGAAGGTATTTGCCAATCGGCTGGGGTACGAAGATTCCGTGATCATCGAGTCCGGAAAACCGCCGGCAAAGGTTTTGAGGGTCAATTATCCGGCCTCGGGAGACATGGGTGCGCTGATCAACAACGACATGGGTTACGCGGTGGCCTGGCTTTATACCGAGTATCGCGAGAAGGACGGAGTCCTGCGGCGTCGCAATAATCTCTATAGTAAGGATATCGACGTATCCGAGTTCTGCCGGTGGCATGGCGGCGGCGGCCATCGGGGCGCCGCGGGATTCGTGGAGGTGATCAATGACTGATTTTATCTGGGGTTTAATAATAGGTGTCTTCGCCGGTATGTCGTTCGGGATCGTATTGTCCATTGGCGTTTATGCGCGCGCCAAGCGGCGCGCGCGGCTTGGAAAAGAACGATTCTGGGCCAATGTTGATCAGGTAAACTTCGGGGCGCGAGGAGACGACCAGTGACCGATATCGCAGACGATGCCCAGGCGATGGCCGATTTTAGCGTCCAAATGGGCGTGCTGGCGGTTGGTCGAGAGTTGGCCGGTGCCGGGTCGGATATTTGCGTGGATTGCGAGGAGCCGATACCGGAGGCCCGGCGCCGGGCCGTACCGCATTGCCGGCGCTGCATTGAATGCCAACGATCCTTCGAAGCGGGGGGCGAATGACGGAACCAGTTTTCGAGCTGTTCTTTGCCCCCGGCGAGGCGGCGGAGATTCGGGCCATCGGCTGCAAGCGCACATCTCCGGCATGGGCCGGATTTTGCGGGGGTAACGGCACCGTATCGGGTTATTTCGATAACGCGGCCGATTTTGCCCGATGCGCGGACGCGGTGGACGCCGCGGGCGCCAAGGGGGTCTATTTTACGCTCAATCCGGTCAACCCGGATCTCGTGGCGCGCGCGGCCAACCGGCTGAAGGCCTCTCCCAAGAGCACGACGGCCGACAAGGATATCGTGTGTCTGCGCTGGTTGTACGTGGACCTGGACCCGCAGCGGCCGGCCGAGATATCGGCCAGCGACACCGAGTTGGCAAAGGCGCGCACGACGGCCCAGGCGATTGTCGGGTGGCTGGAAGGCGAGATGGGGTTTTCCCGTGCGATCCGGGCCAAGAGCGGCAATGGATTCCACCTTTTATACCGGCTGCCCGACCTTGCGCCCAGCGACGATAACCGGGAATTGATCCGGAGGTGTTTAAAGGCGCTGGCGCATCGATTTCCGGCCGACGACACAAAGATCAAGGTGGACGAAACGACCTTCAACCCGGCCCGGATCTGTAAATTGTACGGTACGATGGCGCGCAAGGGGGATTCCACGTCCAACCGCCCCCATCGGCAATCGGCCCTGATGCCGGGCGGTCCGCAAACGCTGTCCGAGGTGTCGGTGACGGGCATCGACAGTATAAAAAAGCTGGCGGACCTGGCGCCGGCCGACGAAGGCAAGCACCCATCGCCGCCGGTCGGCGCCCATCCGACGCCGGGCCCGTCCTCAACCCTCGGCCGCGCTGCCGTGCCAGCCAAAAAAACGGGCTCCAAGCTGGGGCCGATGAATATGCGGGCATACCTCGATCACTACGGGGTCGAGGTGATCAAGGAAAAAAGCCGCGATAACGGCATATTGTATTGCCTGGCGCACTGCGTTTTCGATCCATCCCACGAAAAGGAGGCCGGTATCTGGCAAGGTCCGAACCGGCCGTATATGACCTACCAGTGTTTTCACGATTCGTGCCGGGGAAAGACCTGGAAGGACGCCAAGCATCAGATCTCGGGCTCCGATAGCCTGGCCCCGTTTTGCGAGGGCTATGATCCGAATTGGCGGCAGCGCCACGACGAGAACCCGGTGCGCACCTGCCGCATCGAACAGTCCGAGAATCACCCGGATGTTCCCAGCCCGGCGCCGGAAACGGTCGATCCCATGGTGTTTTTCGAGCCCGGCACCAAGGGCCGGCCGAAATTCGTGCCGTTGTATATGGCCAACTACCTTTACCAGCTTTTTTGCCCGCTGGTTTACACGGATGGCGAGTTTTACCGCTACGATGCGGGGGTGTGGCGGGTGTTTCCGCGCTCGGCGATCTATGCCGCCGGTGTGCGGGCCATGGATGTACTGGGCGAGCCGGAGTTTGTCGAACGCGGGATCAGGCTCTTGGTAGGCCATATTAACAAGGAGGCCCATCAGTGGGAGGACTGCCAGGGGTATATTAATTGTGTCTCCGGCATGATCGATCTGACGCGGCTGCGCGACAATATCGAGGATTGCCTGTTACCCCATGACCCCCGGTACGGCAGCCGGGTGCAGGTGCCCTGCACGTTTAATCCGGATTCCCTGTGGGACCGCTGGGCACGGTTTCTGCTGGAAATTTTCCCGGACGATGGCAATGAGGAGAACATCAAAAAGGGCACCGGATTTCCTAAGCAGACGGTATTGCAGCAGTTTTTCGGATACTGTCTGCTGGCCGACTGCCGCTACGACAAGGCGCTGTTTTTGTACGGCACGGGCGCCAACGGCAAAAGTACGGCCATGGGGGTGCTGGAGGATGTCGTGGGCCGGGATAACGTATCGACGCTGTCCATTGGCGACCTGGGGCAACGGTTTAACACCCAATTTCTGCAAAACAAGCTGGTCAATATCGCCACCGAAACATCGTCGCGCGATCCGCTTTCCACTGAGATATTCAAGGCCGCCGTGGCCGGCGACCCGATCAAGGCCGAGCGCAAATACGGTGAGCCGTATCAGTTTCGGCCGTATGCCAAGTTTGTGATGGCGATGAACGACACGCCCGTTATCCCCGACAAATCGTATGGGTTTGAGCGGCGTATCATTATTTTGGATTTTCCGCGCCGTTTCGAGGAGGACGAAATGGATCCATGCCTGTCGGCCAAGCTGCAGGCCGAGCGGGACGGCATTTTTTTCTGGTCTCTGCTGGGCCTGCAGGAGTTGCTGGCCCACGACGGGTTTGCCATGCCGCAGCAGGTGGCCGACGAAAAACGCAAATGGCTGCAGGGGTTGTATCCATTGCTGTCCTTTGTGGACGAATGCCTGGAGATGGGGCCGGCCGGTGACGCCGATTATACATCTCACCCTCAGACGACCTACGATGCCTATAAGCGCTGGTGCCACAGTGGCGGCAACCGGCCGTTGTCGCGCAATAAATTTTACGATCAGCTAATGATGAATTTTCCTCACATCAAGAAAAAACCCATCGGCGAGCGGCGGCTGCCGCATTTTTTGGGCGTGCGGGTGATTATGTCCCTGGAGCAACCAGATCCGGCTCCGGACGGGGCGCGGAGACGGGATAAAATTTTGAAGGCGCTGGAGACGGCGCTGACAGATTAGCGCAGGAGGGGGTGGTTATGAAGTATTGGACTATCGCCAATTTGGACGGGATGGAGGATGACGGCAGCCTGTTGCACACTGTGCCAGCCGGTTGCCGGCGCATGATGAGCGAGTATCGATCTCGTATTTATTACCAGGATCGGGCGCGCGCGGAATCCGAGATGCTGCGGCTGAAAGAAAAGTATCCGTATAACGATTTTGCCTTGTTCGAGGCCGTCGCCACGGTCTCGGCCCGCGATATCGGCGGAAGCCCTGTATACCATATTGATGAAATCGAGGATTGAGCGATGAACGTGAATTGCCCGCATTGTGGAAAGCCCGTCGGGCTGCGGCTGATCAAAGCGTCGGCTGAGGCAGACCCCGGCGATCGCCGTCAGTATCATCCCTTGATGGTGGATAAAGAAGCGGTTGTGAAGGCGATATCGGCCGGGGTCAGCGTGCCCGATATCGCCGCGCGCTGGGGTGTGTCGAAGCACGCCGTATACCAATTTTGCAAATCCCACCGCCTCGCGTTTGCACGGAGACCTCGCGGTCCGGCCAGCCGTATGGCCGGGCGCCACGCCGAGATTGTGCGGCGTTTGGCCAGCGGTGAGGCTGCCGCGGTCATTGCCGCCGATCTGGGTGTATCGTCGCAGGCGTTGTATGCGTATATCAGCAGGCATGTGGCGCCCGAGCAGTTGGCCGATTTAAAATCGGCGCGTAAAAATGCGCTCCGGGCAGCCAGGCGCAAGCAAAAGCGGCCGCAGAAGGCTAAAAAAATAAAATCGAAACCCGTAGCGGCGGTTGTGGCCATTACGCACGATGCGCCCGCGCCCGCAATTTTGAAGCCACGGCCTTTTTGCGAGCCACGCCGCAAGCGCAAAAAAGCGCCGGATCTTCCCGTTGAGCAGATGCCTGTGCGCGGGGAATTTGCGAGGGCTGCCAGCGAGGCTGACATGGTCGAAAAGTTCAAGGCAGCCTATGCTGCGCCGCGCGGCGAGCGCCAGGCCGGCGAGCCGTATTTTAAGATTGAGCGGTCCCTTGTGTGGGAGCCGGGAGAGTGTTCGGTAAAAGAAAAAATTTGAAGGGGAGGTGTCCTATGGGGTTGAACGTGTCGATTTCGATTGTAACGGCGGTGGTATCTTCGTTTGTCTCGTTTGTCGCCGGGTTTGTGTTGTGCGCTTTGTTTGCCGGCGGTGCGAAGTCCGTGACCGATGGGAGGTGTGCCCGTGCCAATAAAGCCGCAGAATAAACACAGGTACCCGGCCAATTGGGATCAGATTCGGGCCGAGATTTTAGAGCGCGCCGGACATTGCTGCGAGGGCAGCCCGGCGTATCCCGAATGCCGGGCTGCGAACTATCTGACGCACCCGGTAACGTTCAGCCGCGTGGTGCTCACGATTGCGCATCTGGACCACAATCCCGAAAACTGCGATTCAGGCAATCTGCGGGCGTGGTGCCAGCGGTGCCACCTGAGATATGACCTTGAGCACCATATTAAGAATGCCCGTCGGACGCGCCAGGAAAAGCAGCGCACCGGCCTGGTGCATTTTAAAGAGGAGGGATGATGGCAGGCCCAAGGGTAATCGATCTGGCAGCCGCCGCTGCTAAAAAGATCGCGGCAGAAACTGAATCGACACGCCTTTCAGGGACTGCCCGGTGCATCAGTTGCGAGCGGCAATGGGAGGCCGTGGCGCCTACGGGGACGGTGTGGCTGGAATGCCCGGCGTGCGGGTTGTTGCGGGGAAGGTTTGTTTATCCCTGCGAGCGGCCTGATCCGCACTGGATCTGCGGATGCGGCAACGAGCTGTTTCATATGACCCCGGACGGGATATATTGTCCGAATTGTGGAGAGTGGCAGAGTGGGTATTGAGGATATCACGCCGCGCTGGCTCAGGCTGCCGGAAGCCGCGCGTTATGCCAGCATCGGACAGAAACGGTTGATCCGGTTAGCCGAGGCCGGCGCTGTGGTGGGGTACCAGGACCCGGCGGACGGTCGAGCGCCCTGGATTTTCGATCGGTTGTCTCTGGATCGGTACCGGGAGGGGCTGCATCCTGGACGTGGGGTGGAGATTGAGGCGCGGGAGATATTGGCCAGTGTTAGGCGTTGAATGGTTAAAAGGCAGCGCCGTCCCCCCGCCGCCTGGTGAGCCGATTGGTTGGAGATCGCGTGAAACATTTTGAATTAAGCCTTTTTACGGGCTCCGGCGGCGGACTTCTGGGTACCAAGCTTCTTGGGTTCCGTCATATCGGATACGTGGAGCGAAATGAATACTGTCAGCGAGTTATCAAACAGCGAATTATCGATGGTCTCCTCGATGACGCCCCCATCTTTGGCGATATCGGAGCATTCATTGCTGGCGGGTACGCCAGCGCATATTCGGGAATGGTTGATGTCCTTACCGCCGGCTTCCCCTGCCAGCCCTTCTCCGTGGCCGGGAAAGGGCTTGGTGCAGACGACGAACAAAACCGCTGGCCGGAAACGCTTGAATGCATTCGCCTTGTCCGTCCCCGGGGAGTGCTTTTGGAGAACTCCGCAAATCTCCTTAATCACGAATACTTTGGCCATATTCTCAGGGGCCTGGCCGAGATCGGGTATGATGCTGTCTGGGACGTGTTTTCGGCGTGCATGTTCGGTGCACCACAAACACGGAAAAGAGTGTTCGTTTTGGCCTACCCCAACGGCTGCCATGTCTCGTCATGGTTGGGGATTCAGCACCAGCACCATTGGCCGAGGACGTTACCGGAAAGGCACCATAGAGCGCTGCTTGCAGACTGGATGGAAACCGTGTCCAGAAATGCAGGAAGCGGTAATGGGGTGGCCAATAATGTGGAGCGACTTAAGGCCGTTGGAAATGGCCAAGTACCAATCGTGGTACGAAATGTATTCTATGCGCTAAGCGCTTTCTAACGATAATTGTTCACCCGCCGCCGGATAGGCGGCAAGGAGACCCAAATAATGAAAGGCAATACCGAAGCCACGAACTGTGATAAAACCGCCAGCGTTCCGGCGGTCGGCTGTGAAGCTACTGGTTATGCCCGCCCTAAAACTCGCGGGGAATTATGGGGTTTATTACTTGACGGAGTTCCGTGTGAGGTTGTGACCAGCAATGTTGAAATCACCAGACACCTCCTTGCGTGTCCGTTGGAGTGAATGGTTATGAAAGAATTGCGATGGCTTCTGTTTGTGCCGGCGGGGTTGTTTGAAATACTGTTGGCCGCATGCGCTGGATCGCTGGCAACTATCCACTATGTGTGCTCAACCATCCTGGATATAGCGTATCGGTTGCCAAGCATGGATTGGTATTTTGGTGGGGAATATAAGCGGAAACGCCACCCTGCCGGTTATCCGGATTTTCACAGAAAGGATTCATAACAAGGAGGAAAGAGTGACAAATAGAAATCTCGGTAAATTTAGAATCAGGGTGCATTTTGTAGAGCAAGAACCGGAGCGTGTCGCAGAGTTATTTGCGCTGCTAAAGATCGTGCCTGTGCGATGCGAACTCCTGTATGCGGTTCCGGCGTTTGAGTATATAGCCATCTCCGAGCGGTTCCCGGAAGTGCCTATTGGTATGGAAATTCCAGAATACGATTTGCAAGTTACGCGGAGCGAAGCCGGGGACATTAAACTGGTCGAAGTCAAGCCTTACGGATAACAAGGGATTAGCTGGACGGAATCGAAAACGGGATTGATATTTGGAGGTTTGTCGGGTAATGGATGTCGGTATGCGGTTGTATCGTCGTAATGGCCATTGGCACGTGCATTTGGGGGGCGGTGTCCGGCGTTCGTTGAAAACTAAGGACGCCGCCCACGCCAGGGCTCTTTTTGCGGCTCTCAAGCGCCAGGCCGTCGAGGATCGTATCAAAAAATTGGACGATGCGGAGCGCATATCCCTATCAGCCTATAGGGATGCTTACCTGGCCGGCCGTAAGCATTTATCGCCCGATACATTGCGGGCCGACGGGACCGCAATCAATGCCCTGATCGCGGTTGTGGGTGAGTCGTGCCCTCTGCGCCTGCTTGATTTATCAAAGGTTAAATCATTCGTCGCCGCTTGCCTGGCCCGCGGGATGCGGCCGGTGTCTGTTAATACCTATTTGCGGCATATTAAAGCCGCATTGCATGAGGCCGTGCAGTTGTGGCATATCAAGCGTGTGCCTCAGATAAAAATGCTCCGGACCGCCTCCCGCCTCCCCCATGTGCTGCCAAGGGAGGCCATTCAAGCGCTACTCGCTCACACACGCGAGCGCGATCCGGAGCTGTGGCGGATTATCCAATTCGCTCTGTGGACTGGATGCCGGCGCTCCGAGATATTGGGGCTGTCCTGGCCGATGGTGTGCGTACCCCGGGCCGTTGCCCGGATCATTGGCAAGGGAGACAAAGAGCGCGAAATAGATCTGCTGCCTGGCGCGCTGGAGGCTATGGGGTCCGCGCGTGATCTGGGGCATGTGTTTTGCGCGTGGCACAAGGATACGTTGAGCCACCGTTTCAAGGCGGCCGCAAGGGCCTGTGGCGTAGGGTGGGCCAGGTTTCATTCGGTACGGCACACGGCCGCAACCTATATGATCAGCAGCGGGATACCTCTCCAGGTGGTCCAGCGCATCCTGGGGCATAGCGATATCCGGACCACTCAGATTTACGCACAGGTAATGGATGAGGTCAGGACCAGGGAGATGGGCAAGCTGAAATTTGAATAA